CGGGTTGAGCAGGTACCTGGTGAGGTGGATGTGCCAGGTCCCGTCGGCCGCGAGCGTCCGCCGTCTGGGCTGCGCGCCGGGTCCGTCGTCGGGGCTGTCCTCCCATGGGTACAGGACGATCTCGTCGTCCCCACACGGCAGTGCACTGGTCTCGAGCACTCGGGAGTAGATCGCCGGGTTGTGCTGGGGCTCCTGGTCGTGCACGTCCAGCCACAGGGTGATCTTCATGCCGCGAACCACATGAACAGGTGGATCAGGCCGAACACCGACACGACCGGGATCAAAGTCACCAGCCCGATCACCGAGCCGGCGTCCAGCTTTGGACGCCACCACTCCCACGAGGACAGGCACCGGCCGGCGTGTCGTAGCTGGTCCTGCCACACCCACAACAGCATCGGGCCGGCCACAGCCGCGATCGGCAGCATGAGATAGAGAGCTATCACTTTTTCCTCCGGTACCGATTGGCGTCGGGGCAGGTTGCGAAGTGCGACAGGTGTAGAGTGCCGGGCAGTTTGGTGGCGATCGCGGCTGTGTTCAACACCACCGCGAGCGGCGCGTCCAGCCCGGTGTCGCGCAGCTGGAGGTTGCCCTTCGGGTCGGGTTCGGCGTTGACCAGCATCCGGTCGCGGCCGGCACTGCACCACACCACCGGGGTGTCGCGGCATTTCGCAGATTCGCACCACGGGCCGACCGGGAACCGGCTACCGGTCAGATCCACCGTCATCCCCATCCAGCTCGGCCGCGATCTGCCCGTAGCGGCGTTCGTACACCTCGACCAGCGGTTCGGCCTTCTCCTGCTCCCACCACTGCACGAGCGTGGCCAGCCAAACGTCGAACACGCCACGCTCAATGAATGTGGCCTGCAGGATCTGTTGGGGCAGGCCGCGCAGCGGATCCGGGTGGCGCAATATGGTGACGCCGACCTTGCCGTCCTCCATGATCGAGATGCCGACCCGCTTGATCCCCGGCTCAGTGCCGAACCTGCCCATCGAGGCGTAGGTCACCGGGAACCCGTCGATCCTCCCGTCGAACAGACCATCGACGTGGTCTACGCGCAGCGGATCCGGTTCACGAGCCACGGCGCGACCCCAACCAAGGCAGGAACCCCTCAAGCTCGGCGGCGGTTGCCCGCGCCAACTCGCCGGGCTGCCCGCGCCACTCGCCGTACAACTCCCGCAGCTTCGACATAGACCACTGCCGGGCGCCGGCCAGCGTCGCGACCTGGTTCCACAGCGCCATACGGTCGGGGGATGGTGAACTCGACGGTGCGGGTGAGGAGGTCGACGAACTGGTTGATCCCTGTCCGGCAGTACCGGCAGGGGCATCGGCGTTGCCCGACGGCGGCGGGTCGGCGAGCGAGGCCCGGCGGGATTGCCACGCCTGCCGCAGCGCGTCCACCTGTTCCTGTTCCAGCTTGCCGATGTTGTCCTGGATGTGGCCGCTGATCTGCTTGAGCTTGTCCAGTGTGTTCGCCTGGGCGATCCCACGCCACAAGCTGTTGAAGTCCCATGTGTCCTCGGTGGGGGTTGCGGTGGCGGGCAGTGCGAGCGGTTGCGGGCCGGGCTCGAGCGCGGGGGCGGGGCGGGCCTCCAGTGCCGGTGCGGCGGGTGCGCCGAGCAGTGCTACCGCCGGGGTCATGTCGATGTGTAGGACCGGGACCATGAACCGGGAGATCATCGTCTTATCGGCGTTGCGCGGGTCCGGGACCTCCGCTTGGCGTTCCTCCATCTCCAACCGGGCCGGGATGTGACGGCCCAACGCGGTCAGCAGATCCACCGCGCCGGGCAGTTCGGCAGCCGCGTTGTACCCGTGCGACTCCAGACGCCACACACCCATCCCAGGGGTGTCGGCCAGCATCAGAGACACCCGGGTGGTCGGTTTGCACCCGGCTTGTTTCTTGGCCGCCGGGTCCGGGCCGCAGACACACAGCTGGTCCTCCAACAACTCCCGCAGCCCGTCGCACCGGCGGGAACACCGGCCGTTGGTCCACTGCTCGTAGTATTGGCTGCAGGCGTTCGGGGGGACGATGACCTGCAGGCTGGTTTTGTCGATCACCACCTGGTGCTGCTGGGCGCCGTGGTCGGGTTGCCACGGTTCCGGTTCGCCGCCGTACACCAACGCGACCTGCTGGATCAACGTCTCAGACCGGGAGGTCAGGCGGAACCGGTCGAGTTTGACCGGCTCCTTATATTCTTTGCCGGCGCGGCTGGTTTTCGGTCGGCTGGTGCCGAGCCGGATCCGGCCGACTTCGACCTGCCGTGCCTGCACGTCGGCCAGGCGGCGGGGGATCGGGATGGTCATGACGGGTCCCTGTCGTTGCAGCGGTTGACGTAGCAGTAACAATCGGTCCAGTTGCCGGTAGGTGGCCGGGTGCATTCGCCGCCGCAGGGCAGTTGTGAGTTCAGCGGCAGGCTCTGCACGGTGGAAACCAAGACGTGCATCATCTGGTCAGCCATGGGGGTCCTCTCAGAACGGCAGCGGCTCGTCCAACAGAGCCAACTGTGGCGAGCCGATCTTGAACTTCGACGACATCGTCGCGGCGGTCACCGACCCGGCGGCTTTGATCAACTCCGCATTGGCTGCGATGTCGCCCGAGATCGCCGCCCGGACGCGGGCCTTCTGCGCCTGCGCGACCGGCGGCAGCGGCGGCAGGTCGGGCAGCGGCGGTTCCTCGTCGGACAGCCAAGAATCGAGCGGATCCGGCCCGTTCGGCATGTTCTCGGTGCCGGCGAAATGCTCCTGGGCGGTCCGGTGGACCTCGTGCGGGTCGCCCATCTCGCACAGGTAGCAGCCCGGCTCGAGTGCCTCCCCGATCGCCTCCTGGATGGCCGCGAAATCCAACCCGGCCGGGTCGTCCTCCGCGACGTCCATCACCGCGAGCGCCACATCCGACACACTCGCCCGGATCGGCAGCTGGTCCAACGGCGGGTCGAACGGCTTCTTCCCCACCCCGTTGATCCACCGGTACGTAGTCAGGACACCCAGGAACGCCACGAACGCATCATCGTCCGACAACATCGCCTTGAACGTGTACGACTCCGGGCGCAGCTGCAGCACCGCCCGCGCCCAGGTCGACGGCGCCGGGAACTCCTGCCCGTCCGGCAGCATCGCCACGCGGCACCGTTCGTACGCCACCGCCTGCAGCGGCATGTCGTAGTACAGCCGCTCGTCCGGCTTCTCCCGGGTTTTGTAATCCACCCGGATAAGCTCCGCATCTCCACCGCCGACCCGGTCCAGGAACTCGTCCGCCAACCGCGACGCACCCCGCCTGATCCACACCGCCCCGTCCGACGTGCCAGCGTAGCCGTGTTGACGGTTCAACAGCGTCACCTCGGTCTGCTCCCACGAACCGGCCCCCTCCGGGCCGTTCGGGTGCAGACCGTAGTCGGTCACCCACTGGTGGAACTGGTCCATGTACGGGCGGACCTCCGAACGTAGCGAGATCTGCGACCCACCACCAAGAATCCACGCGTTGATCGCCTCGTGGACCTCCGTCCCCTCCTGCGACCGGCGGTTCGACTCCGCCTCATGCCGCCACGCAACCCGACGCCACCAACACCGCTCGCACCGCCCACACGGGCAACGCTCGCAGCTGCTGCCCCGGCCGTGCTTCAGATGGCACTTGTTGAAGGTGTTCCCGCAAGGTGGGGTCACCTGCGCTGCCCAGATTGCTGGCAGGTTGTCCACCGCGTAGTCCGCCGCGACCATCCCGGCCCAGATCTTCAACGCCGCCTTGTCCACCAGATCCAGGATGGTGGTGACCGAGTCGAACCGTTCGTTGGTCAACGGGTGTACGTAGTACTTCCCACCGGCTGGGTTGGTCTGACGGTTGGCCGGTTCAGCCACTGGACAGCTCCTGTTCGAACAGGCGGCGGACGACTGCGGCGGGGATCCGCCACCGCCTCCCCGGGCGGATGGCCTCAATCCGGCCGGTCCTGGCCCAATCGGACACGGTCCGGCGGGACAGACGCAACATCTTGGCGACCTCGCCGGTGGTGTAGGTGCAACGTTCGTGTGGCGGGTGGTAAGTCATCGGAGGTGGCGCTCCTGCGGGTCCGGTGTCAGGTCACGTGGCTGACTGGGGCGGCGGTGCCGATCCAGCTGTGGATCTGCCCATCGGTCACCACCGGGTCGACGGTGTTAGCCAACAGCCACTCCTGGGCCGCTGCCTTCCGGGCCTGGTCGTTCTCGGCCCGCAGCCGCCTCTGGTTGGCCGCCCCGGTGATCTCGTAACGGGAGAACCGGTCCCACCGGTGCTGCCCGATCCGCTCCTGGTAATGCTCGTCGCGTCGGCGCAGCCACCGCTGCGCCAACCCGTCCAACACCCGGAACCCCCGGTCGGACAGTGACTGCCACAGCAGCGACAGCACAGCCACGGTCGGGCGGATCAGCCGTTGCGGCAGCGGCTCGGACCGGGCCCGCAGCAGCGCGCCAAGTTCGTCCTCCAGCAACCGCAGCTTGAAATGAGCCAGCGTGGCCTCCACCCCGGAACCGAACGTGTACACGGCAGCCAGGATCGGCAGCCAGTACACGCCGGTCAGGATCGCGGCGACGGTCAACACGGCCACGGCGGGAACGGTACGGACCAGCCAGGACAACATCGGGACCTCCGGGGGTCAGGCTGCTTGCTGTTGGATGCTGTTCTCGTGCACGCGCAGCCAACGACGCGGCACCTCGTGGGTGATGTAGACCTTCGACTTCGAATCGGTCACGCCCCGGTTGATGATCTCCATCATCTCGTCCCGGATGGCGACGAAGGTAGCGGGTGGGTCGTTGCCGCGCCGCTTCTGGATGAACTCGATCGGGTCGCACCCGAGCCGAGAGGCGACCAGCTGGTACAGCGGCCGGTCGGCCAGGGGTGTGGGGGTATCTGCCATCGGTCAAGCAAACCACGGCAAAGTGAAACCCGTCAAGCAACCTGGCGTGGCACGTCGCTTGACACACCAGCTGTGGGTTGGTATGCTCGGACCCATGACCCTGACACCGGTTGACCCCGCCCTGCCCACCGCCCACGCCCTCGGCCTGCAGCGGTTCGGCGAAGTCATCGCCCAACTAGAGAAATGGGGCTGGCGCCGTCTGCGCGTCGACACCCTCGTTTGGGAGGCCGACCAGACCAACCCCCGGGCGTTCCCCACCGTCCGGCACCACTACGACCACGGGGTGTGGGAGCTGTACTACGAACTGGACAAGTACTGGAACCCCGCCATCGCCCCGTTCAACGTCGCCCGGCTCAACCAGGCCGACCTGCCCACCGTCGACCAGGTGTTGGCCCAGCTGTTCGGCATGCACCTCGAGCGGTACACATGATCCAGGAGCTTAGCGCCGTCGAACGGGCCGCGTTGCAGATCGTGGTCAACGGCGCCACCACCGCCGTCGAGGTGTTCCAAGAAGGACCCGCTAAAGCCGCCGACGGGACCCCCGTCGACCAAGCCACCTGCCGGCAGATCGCGCTGCTCGCCGCGAACCTCACCCACGCCATCGCCCAATACCCGCACGTCCTGCTCGAACTCGCCACCGACGATAGTGGTACGGGTCTCGTGGTATGATCCGTACTGTGTTGGATACCACCGCCGCCTGGCTGGCTGCCCTGATCGACGGGGAAGGTTCGGTTATGCTCAACCGTCGAACCTACTCCGGCAACAGCCCTGCCACCCGACAACCGAGCGGCCCCATCTATCGACCGGTCGTCGTAGTCGCAAGCACCACCGACTACCGCCTGATGGACGCCATCCGCGAGAAACTCACCTGCGGACAGGTCTATCAGCACCGCGCGGGCGGCGACGCTCGGGCACCACGCAAACGCAGCCAATGGACCTACCGGCTCAACGTCGGGCAGATCCGCGAAGCGCTGCCACCCATACGGCCATGGCTGGTCTTGAAAGGCGAACAGGCAGACCTGCTCGCCGAAGCCATGGAGATCAAACAGCAGATCACCCCCGGACAGCCGGGGTTCCTGCTGGTCAACCGTCCGGCGCTCAAACAACGCCTGGACGCCATCTATCTGGAGATCCGCGCGCTGAACACGCGCGGCAGGGAGGTGATGCCCACATGACGTACGGAACTCTGCAGGTTATCGCAGGAGGACAGTACGGCTCCTTATGCCGAGGCTAAAGGAGCAGTCGCCGGCTACCTGGCGGCCGAGCAGCAGCACATGCTCGCAATCCGGGTCGCCGGGCCGAACGCCGGACATTCGGTCGTGCACCCCAGCAGCGGCAAAAAGTACGCCCTGCGGCAGATCCCGGTTGCTGCCGTCACCAACCCCGGCGCTTTGCTGTGCATCGCCGCCGGGTCGGAGATCGACCCGTACGTGCTGCATGAAGAAATCGCCTGGCTCGAGAAAGACGGTGTCAGCGTCAAGGATCGACTGTTGATCGACCCGGCCGCGACCTGGCTCACCCAGGACCACAAAGACCGCGAGACCACCGCCGGGCTGGTCGGGCGGATCGGGTCCACCGGGAAAGGAATCGGCGCCGCCCGCGCCGCCCGGATCATGCGCGAAGCCCGCACCGTCGGACAGCACCGGCCCGAGTTCGAACAGTACGGGCATGTCGGGTCGGTCGCGGCTGCCGCCCGGTCCGCGCTGCGCGACGGCACTACGGTCCAGATCGAAGGGACACAAGGGTACGGGTTGGGGTTGCACGGGCAGCACTACCCGCAGTGCACCTCCTCCGATTGCACCGCGTTGGATTTCCTGCAGATGGCGCAGGTCAACCCGTGGGAAGCCGGCCAGCTGCAGGTGTGGCTGGTGTTCCGGCCCTACCCGATCCGGGTCGCCGGCAACTCCGGGTACCTGTACGGCGAGACCAGCTGGGAGGCGCTCGGGCTCGAGCCGGAGATGACCACCGTCACTAAGAAGACCCGCCGGGTCGGGTTGTGGGACGGCGGGCTCGCGCACGCTGCGGTGCAGGCCAACGGCGGGCCGCGTGCCGTGTGGCCGGTCCTGACCATGGCCGACCAGATCGACCCCGCCCTGGCTGGGGCGACCGATCCTGATGCGGTGTTCGGTTCGGATCTGCTCGGGCAGTTCCTGAAGATCTTCGAAGCCGATGTCGGGCTCGAACCGTGCATGGTCACCACCTCCGACCGTACCTGTGTGAGGCTGTGATGGACCGGGTGCTCCAAGCGGTGACCGACGGGCGTGAACAGCGCATCGCCGACTACCGCGAATCCGGCGGACGTTGCCCCGCCTGCCTGCAGCAGATCCCGCTGCGAGTGTCCGGCGCGCCCGACATTATCGGGACCTTCCGGAAACACCGCGACGCCGGGCGTTGGTGTGAAGGCGGCGGGAAGGCACCCAACCCGTTCACCGTCGCCGAGAAAGCCCGAAAGATCGCCGAACACCTGTCAACCCCAGAGCAGGACCTCGCCGACTGGTGGCGGCAGCGGTGCGAAGGCGAGATCGATATGGTGGTCGCGAAAGCCATCGAATATGGCGCGACCGACCTGCGCGACCTCGGCCGGCAGATCATGGACATGGCCGGACGGCTCGACCCGGAAGGCCCGCCTCTCCCAGACGGGTACCTCACCGAGGTCGGGATCGTGTTCTACGCCCAAGGGAAACTCGCCCGGATCGTCGCCGCGATCAAAGAAGGCCGACGTCCCTCGGCCGACTCGTGGCTGGACCTCGGTGTGTACGCCCGGATGGCCCAACGGGTCCACGACCGAGGCGGCTGGCCCGGTGTCTAGCCGGCCCCTGCTCCGCCTGGCCCCCGCCTGCATCTACTGGGCGTGGTTCATCCTGACCTACTGCGCCGGCAGCTGACCATGCCCACCCGGATATCCACCGCAGACGAGCACTACTGGGAACAGCAAGCCCGACACCTGGTCGGCTGTGACATCTGCCCCGCCCCGGTCGACCAACCATGCCAATACCCGACCAGCGGAGTCGAAGCCTCGGTGTGCTGCCACACCGGCCGGATGATCGCCGCCGTCAACCACCCCGACTGGGCCGGAAGGAAACCCAAATGGCTGCCGGTGAATCGATGCGCGACTGGCTCGCCCCCCAATCCCGACGAGCCGACTGCCCCGAACCCGACTGCAACATGTGGGCCGGACACCAAGGGTTGCACTCCATCGCCCCACCCCACCGCCGCCGTTCCGTAGCGTTGTGGGCCGTCACCATCGCCACCCTCGCCATCGGGTTGGCGATGCTGGTCGGCGCTGCGTGGCTCGACCTGAAAACCGCCCAGCTTGCCGGCTTCGGGATGCTGCTGGCCCAACTCGCCATACTCGCTATCAACGAGATGAGGAAACACTGATGGGCACACCCTGGGGCGACCAACCCCCACTCGTGTACTTCGCCGAACCGATCGACAAAGCCCACGGGCAGAACTTCGCCATCGCCGCCGCCATGCACGGCGCACTAACCACCTGGGGCTGCACCACCTACCGCCCCAGCGCAGCCTGGAAAGCCACCCACCTGGACTGGCGGGTTGAACATCTCAACCGGCAAGCCCTGCGCCTGGCCGACCTGATCGTTGCCTACCTCGACGAGCACACCCCATCGATCGGGGTCCCCGCCGAGATCGAAGCCGCCACCGCCCAGAAAATCCCCGCCATCGTCCACTACACCGGCCAGTCGTTCGCCCTGGCCAGCAACCCGCTGGTCACTGTCATCCGAGACACCGCTGACCTGGTCGCAGCGGTGATGCGGGCGTTGAAAGACCACCCCCGACCCGACCGGGCCGCCGACCACCACCTGGCCCGGACCCTCGCAGCAGGCGGTTCGGTCAGCCTCGGCACCATCACCCCCACCACAGCTACCGCCCTGGTCGCCCAGATCAACGGCCCCGAACCGATCCGGCTGGTCGTCACCGACGGCGCCACCCCGCCTGTGCGGGTCTACGCCGACGACGCCGGGATCGACCTCACCACCGCCGCCGAGGTGACTATCAGCCCTGGGCAGTACATCGACGTCCCCACCCAGGTCGAAGCCACCCAACTCCCGGACGGGTACTGGGGGTTGATCACCGGCCGCTCGAGCGCCCTACGGAAATGGCGCCTGCACATCCCGAACGCGGTCATCGACCCCGGCTGGCGCGGCCCGCTGTTCGTCGGGGTGTGGAACCTCGGCGGGAACCCCGTCACCGTCAAAGCCGGCGACCGGCTCGGACAGCTGATCCTCATCCCCAACCACCCCGCCCCGATCGAGGTCGTCGCAGCGGTTGAGGACCACCCCCGGGGTTTGAAAGGTTTCGGCTCGAGCGGATGAAACCGAACCACCAATGCCGGGTCTGCGGGCGGTGGCTCGAAGGCGAATGGAACCGGACCACCGACCCAGACCTGCAGGCCGCCCTACAGCGGCAGATGGACCAAGGCCACTGCGACAGCTGCACACCAGACCCCGAACGACCCCACCAATGGCGACCTACCCGGCTCGGCATCACCCGCATCCTGCAGACCGAACGGCTATCCATCCACCGCGTCAACTACCTGTGGTGGTGCGCCTGGTGCGGCCGGCAGACCAGACAACCCGACTACCCCGGCGGGATGTGCAACCAACACCGGCTCGCAGAGATCACCGGCCGGACCTACACCGCCGACACCAAACCCCCACTCCCAGGAAGGCCACCCAACCGGACATGGCACCCGACTACCACTGCGTGTACTGCCGCCCCCAACCCCACGCACGATTCCACAACGGCACATTGATCGAAATCGTTCTGCACCACCTCGGACGGCGCTGCCACGGCGACATCACCCGGCTCACACCCACCGAATGGGACAGTTACGCACCCGCCCACGTGGATACAGAGCTGCGCCAGAAATGGGTCCAGAACTGGCAACGCGAACATGCACCCGCCACTGCGACAGCCCGACCGGACCGGCCCCGACCTGCCGGGACCGTCCGACGGCCCACCCCCCGCCGGTAGGGTGTTGTCCCGCCAGAACCAGCGGTACGATAGACGATCCGCGCCCGCAGACAGGAGCGGGGGGCTGCGCCGCCACGCGCAACCCCCCACCTACCGTCACCGGACCCGCAAGAACCACCTGGATCAATCCTAGCACAACCGGCCCCCGACGGCCGCCAACCACCAACAAGAGGGGGGACGAGTGGAACGTACCCCGCTGCAGGTCGTGCTCGACGCCATCACCACCCGCACCGGGACCGGGCAGCTGCAGAACGGCCAGTGGCGGTTGCACTGCCCCGCCCACCCAGACCGGAACTCCAGCCTCGGCCTCGGCGAATCCCCAGCCGGACACGCCCTGCTGTACTGCCAAGCCGGCTGCCGCACCGAAGACGTCCTCGCATCGGTCGACCTGCAGATGCGCGACCTGTACCCCATCCCGGTCAGCGACCGTCGTGACGACCCGATCGTCGCCACCTACCCCTACGTTGACGAGACCGGGCAGCTACTGTTCCAAGTGCTACGGACCGCGAACAAACGGTTCATGCAACGCCGCCCCGACCCCGACCACCACGGCAAATGGATCTACAAACTCGACGAGGTCCGACGGGTCCTGTACCGCCTCCCAGCTGTGCTGCAAGCCATCCGCGAAGGCCAAACCATCTACCTGGTGGAGGGCGAGAAAGACGTCCACACCGTCGAGTTGGACGGCGGTGTCGGGACTTGCAACCCCGGCGGCGCCGGGAAATGGCGACCCGAATATACCGAACAGCTACGCGGCGCCCACCTCGTCATCGTCGCCGACATCGACCCCACCGGGGTCGGGATGCGCCACGCCCGGACCCTACACCAACAGCTACAACCAGTAGCAGCCAGCCTGTTGTTGACCCAGCCCGCTGCCGGGAAAGACACCACCGACCACCGGCTCGCCGGGCACCAACTGGACGAACTGACCATCGTCGACCCTAACCCCCCAACCCCCAGCTTGCAGGCCGTCCCGCTGCCCCCGGAGGCCATCGACGGGCCAGCCGAGCCGGTATCACCCGCCACCATTGATATGGGGAGAGCGAGGATCCGGTTGACCCCCGCCAGCGCATTCACCATCAAACCCGTCCGGTGGGTGTGGGACGGGCGGATGCCGCTCGGCGAGATCTGCCTCATCGCCGGCCGCGAAGGCGTCGGCAAAAGCACATTCCTAGCCTGGCTCACCGCCGCCATCACAAACGGTAACCTCCCCGGGGTGTACGAAGGCGAACCCCGGGCCGTCCTGTATTCAGCATCGGAAGACGCCTGGAGTTACACCATCGCCCCCCGGATGGTCGCCGCCGGAGCCAACCTCGACCTGGTCTACCGGATCGACACACTCGACGACGACGGCACCCCCGGGAAGTTGATCCTCCCACGCGACAGCCGGTACCTGCCGGAGATCGCCGAAGAAACCAAAGCCGCCGCACTCATGTGCGACCCCATCCTCAGCCTCGTCGACGGAAGGATCAACCCCAACCAAGCCCAAGAACTCCGGTCCGCACTCGAACCGTTGAAACACGCCGCCGAAACCGCCGGGATCGTCGTCCCCGCACTGGTGCACTTCAACAAAACCCGCGACGTCGACATCCTATCGATGATCGCCGGGTCGAGATCCTGGTCCGAAGTCGCCCGCGCCGCACTCGCCATCGCCGAGGACAAAGAAGCCGAAGAATACACCTGTGTCGTCTCCCAAGGCAAGAACAACCTCGGCCGGAGAAACCTCCCCAACCTGCTGTACACCATCGACGACGTAGCGTTGGAGACCGAGGACGGACCACCCGCCAGGGTCGGGCGGCTGCGCTGGACCGGCGAGACCGAACTGGAGGCGGAGGAGGTCCTCCAACGGAAACCGGCCAGCCAAGCCAACCGCGACAACGTCAACCGGACCCAGGCGGCGATCCTGGACTGGCTGGACGAACAAGGCCGCGCCTGCAGCCCCCGCGAGGTCGCTGACGGACTCCCGGACGTCCTGAACTACGAGAACGCGAAGAAAACCCTCGCCCGGTTGGCGTCACGCGGCGTGATCCAACGCGTAGGGACAGGCTTGTATCGCACTGAACCCGCTGTCCCTGCCGCCGGAGCCGGGTCAACGGCCGCGCGCACGCGCGACCCCCTCGGAAACCTGTCCCTGTCCCCCTCCCAAGTCAGGGGGGGTAAAAGGGAGGGACAGGGACAGCAGGGACAAGGGACAGGGACAGGGACGGAGGGGGCAGGGGGGTTGTCCCTCGAGGTGGTAAGGAGCTGTTCGGTCTGCTACGGACCGTTAACCCCAGTAGAGCCAGGGCAAACCACCCACCCCACCTGCCAACCCGAGACGCCCGGTGATACGCTGGGTGCCACGGAAGGAGACACCGCCACATGAGCCGACGCACCCCCACCCCAGACATCGACCGCATCTGGACCACCACCTGGACCACACACCTGTGGCACCAACAATGGCTCGCCCACCTGCACACCCAAACCCGAGCCAACCCCAACCACCCAGGACACGACCACCTCGACCACTACCACCAAGCCGCCCAGGCTTACACCGACAACCCCACCCCATGGTTGATCGAACAACAACACCAAGAACAGATCACCCGACACGACCTGCAAGCCGCACTCGACGTGTTCAACCGGCACGCCGGACACGACACCGCCCACTACGGACTCACCAGCCACGACATCACCGACCCCACCACCCAGATCCAGATCCGAGACAGCGCCAACCACATCCTGCGCCAGATCACCGAACTCGCCCACCAACTCGGACAACAAGCCCGAACCTGGCGCCTGCAACCGCTGCTCGCCCGCACCCACGGCCAACCCGCCCAGGTCACCAGCTACGGACACCGGATCGCCACCACCATCACCCCGCTGCTCGCGGCCGGGGCCCGGCTCGAGGCCGCGATCCAGAACTACGACTTCCGCCCGCCGCACGGCGCGGTCGGCACCTCTGCTGACCTGAACCGCGTCCTACACGGGTGGGCCAGCAGCGGGGACGCCCCGACGACGGCCTCGGAGGGGTCTCCGAGCGCCTCGGAGCCCCCGACGGGTATTTCGGGCCCCCCTCGGGCTTCGGAGGCCGCCGGAAAGGCTTCCGAAGCCGTCGACCTGTACGGCGTTTTGATCGCCAAAGCCGCCGGGTTCCTGTTCGTGATGCCCACCACCCGTCAGATCTACCACCGCAGCTACGACCTGCCGATCGCGTCGGCGATGGTGGAGGTCGCGGCGGTCGCCCAGACCTGGGCCACCGACCGGCGTCTGGAGGCGATGCTCGGGTTGGGCAACGAAACCCGCGACCCGGGGCAGGTCGGCTCGTCTGCGATGGCACATAAGACCAACCCTGTCTTGTGCGAGCGGATCTGCAGCCTGGCGTCGGTTACGCGGAGTCACTACACCGGGTTGGCGGAGATCGCGGGGCAGGGTTGGCTCGAGGGGGATGTGTCGACCTCTGCAGCCCGTCGGTTGTTGCTGCCGCAACTGTTCTCGAATGTCTCGGCGATCCTGATCAACTGGCGGGACGCGGCCGACCGGTGGGAGCCGGATTGTAAGCGGCTATCCCAGGAGTTGGGGTTATACGCCCAGGAGGTGTCGACGGGTGCGTTGCTGCACTATCTGGTCGAGTCTGGGGTGCCACGGTCGGAGGCTCACGAGAAGCTGCGCGGGGGGGTGTTGGGGGTCCTGGCCGAGGCGGACGACGACCGTCACGAGCAGTTAGTGGAGGTGATGGTGGATGCGTCTCGGATCCCGGCGCAGGCGTTGATTGAGGTCGATGTAATTGTGGAGGCAACGGCCCCCCTCGGCCCGTCCAGTTGACACCCGGGGTGGCACGGTGGTTTCCTGGTGGGATGCCTGAACATAGCCACGCCGATCCGGCTGCTGAGTTCCGACGGTCGATGCAGGACGGGCATCCCTGGCTGCCCGGCGGCGTCTTCGCCGCCAACCCCGGACTGGACCAGCGCATCCTGGCCGCGCTGGAATCCTGGACCGCTCCGTTGTCCTGGGCAAATAGTCCGCCGCCGTCGATCCTGGTTGAGTTCGAGACCGACGCGCACAGGGCCGAGGTCGAAGCACTTCGAACGCAGATCGCGGCACTCACCGCCGAACGGGACCGGGCACAACGCCTCGCCGGGGAAGCACGGGCGCTGCTGGAGTCCTGGTACCACGACCCGGACTGTTCGGTCGGCAGACGTGAGCTGCAGCACTTCGAAGGCGAGAAGGTGTGCGCGCACTTCAAAGAGCGGTGGCGGCACCAGTGCGCCGAGGCGCTGCTCGCCGTCCTGGGCGGCGCCGAACCCGACGGGGAGGCTGTTGGCCCCAGCGAGAGCTAAGCTGGGATCTATGCCAGCTGATGTCTTCGCCCGAGTCCGGGTCACCCGAGTATTCAACCTCGAAGAACAACTCCGCGACCAAGTCCAAACCCTGCAAGGCCAACTCCAAACCCTGCAAGGCCAACTCCAGACCCTGCAGGGTCAGGTCCAGAACCTGAACCAACGAGTCACCGCTCTGGAGAACGCACCGTGAAAGGACAACACCTGTGGTAAGCGACGGATATTGGCTGGCCGCCCCCGGCCACGGCTGGCGGCGGGTCAAGCTCGAGGATTACCTGACCGCAGCCGGCAACGCCGGGCTGTACCGCACCGTCACCGACCGGCCCCCCGAAGCGTTCACCGACATCGCCTCCGGGATCCGAGGCACCACGACCGACCCGAACACCACCCCGCAGGAGGTCCCCCGGTTGCACGTGGAAGGCCGGACGTTGAACGAGCAGCTGGGCGATCTGCGCACCGCATGGAGCCAGCTTGGCGAGGCGTTGGCTGCTGTCGGCCAGGCGTCGCGCGTGATCGCCGAGGCCCGGCAGATCTTCCGGGAGGCTGTGACGGTCAAGAACCAGTCGTGTTCGGCCGCGCTGCCCCAGGGGGATCCCCGGGTGTGCTATGTCTGGACGACCCACGAACACCCCGACCTGCCCGGGATCAAGATCGAGACCTGCATGCGATGTGGGCAGCCCAACTGGGAGGCCCTGACCCGGCTGCTGCAGCCAACCGACAAGGAGAACCCCGAGTGAACCGGCCCATCAAGATCCTCACCGCCGCCGTCACAACCGCCGCCATAGTTGTGACACTGACCGGCTGCTCCAAGACCGAGAACTGGATCGCCGACGCGATGCGCGCGTTGGGCTCCACCCCCGGCACCGTGTACAACTTCGGACCGGACGGGCAGCAGGTCTATCAGGCGCACTGCCGCAGCCTGGACTTCGCTCCGGACCACCAGTTCGACGTATATAACGCCAAGGGAGAGAAGACCGGCGACTCATCGGTCATCCTGATCTCCTGCGGCGACAACCAGATCCGGACGGTGGGGTTCACCACGGTCTACGTCTCGGACGAGGCCCAGGGGGCTCTGTTCGCCAACTCGCAGCAGTTCGCCAGCCTGCGGATCCAGAACAACGACCGCAGCATCCCGTTGGTCAACTTTGCGTGGCGGGCGGTTAAGAACCAGTTCGTGGGGACGGCCGGTGTCGCGCAGGTGTGCGACCAGTGGAACAACCCGATCATGGCTTTCGCGGGGACGATCAACGGGTTCTCCACCGATGTGACGAAGTCGACGATGTTCCAGGTCAAGTACGGCGACAAGAAAACGGGCTATGTCTGGGTGTCGCGCGGGTCGTACACCGTGACCGACACGGCGCTGCTGGGCTGACGGGGGGGGCAGGGCGGCGGACGCACCTTGTGTCACACTGGATGTCACGCTAAGATGGTGCCGTGGATCTATCGATACGAACCGCCACCGCCGCCCTGACCGCACTCGCCACCCTCACCCTCACCACCGGGTGTAACACCGACTTCTGGGGCAACCCACAACCCGGCCCCAGCGACGAAGGCACCAGCTGCCCCGTAGGAGAAGGACCCGTGGCCCCACCCCCGCCATTCGACCCCGCCGCCCAACAGAAGCCCGACGGCGTCACCCCCGGCAACAGCTGGATCGTGTTCGAACTCGAAGTCCGGGCGTTGGACGTCGACGGGAACCGCGACTACTGCATCCCGTTCGCCGGGCACGTCTACGCCCGATCCGGCGAAGCCGACACCGTCACCCTCGACGGTGCCGGGCTGCCCGGCGGGCCGCACGACTTTACCGGGACCACCCCCTGGGCCGGGCGGTACCTCGCGCTGCAGTACAACCCGACCGAGCAGCGGTTCGCCGGCCAACCCCCCGCCTATGAGGTCCACCTCGACGCGACCTACCTCGCCGATCGGGACGCCCACAACCCGCCCCCGGCGGCGCTGCGCTGTGCGATCCGGCTGCGCGGGGCGACCGTCGCGCAGGACCTGTCGGTGATCGCCCAGGGCAGCAACGTCCGGTGTGAGCTGCGCAGCAACGACTACTGGATCCACGCATGAAGATCTCAATTCTGTTGGTCGCCCTGACGGCGGCGTTCTGCACCCTCGCGGCGGTCGGATTCCTGGCCGGATACATCCGATGAGCCGGGCGTTGTACGGCAACGCCCGAGGCCACTGGGCGCAGTTGACCTGGCCGACGGGGCTGGTGGCCCCCCCGGTGTTGGGGATGCACCAGCCGCTGGTCGGGCCAGTCGAGTTGACCTATCTCGGGCATCCCGGCGATGTCATGAGCCGGATCTGCGTGCGGCACGGCGGCGGGAACAAACGTCCGGCGCAGCAGGCGATCGCCCGGCTGCTCGGGGTGACCCAGCAGTCGGTGTCACGGTACGCTCAGGGGCAGACGTTGCCGCCAACCATCGCCGTGCCGATAATCGTCCGAATGTGGTTCGACCCGCAGTTGGTCGAGGACGCGATGGCTGCGATCGAGGCGGAGGGGGGCAGCGACGGTGGTTGATCTTCACGGCGAGATTCGGGTCCGGATCGAGGCCCGGCAGCAGCGGGCCCGGGAAGCTGCCCCGACCTGGGGTAAGAGCGTCCGCGATGGCGGGGTCGGTACGACCTTCACCCACCAGGCTGGGCAATGGGAGGCGGCCGAGGCGACGAAGGTGTTCGTCTATCATGAGAACCCGACGGTCGTCCTGCGCAACTGTGCCGAGGACCTTGACGTGCTCGAGCGGCATCGGCCGTGCGCCTGCGATCTGGCTCGCGAAGCCCCACACTGCGCCACCCACCGGTGCTATGTCGCCCGGCCGCACGACGCGATCCTGTCGCTGGCCCGCCGCTACGGGATCGAGGAGGTCGGCGGTGCCTGACGAACACCCGCTGCAGTTCCTGGCCGACCATGGTGCGGGCGAAGATCTCAACCCGGGGCCGTTGCAGTTCCTGGCCGACGCACTGCTTGCGAACGGGGTCAGCCGGTTCCACGCGGCGAACCTGGTCGCCGCTATGGCCGACACGCTCGAGGTCGAACGGAAAGCAGCCGATATGAACGCCTGGCGGCAATGCCGGGCCGAAGCCGACGCGTGGCGCGACGAACTGGCCGCCAGGATCGGCCGGTCCGAACAGCTGTATGGGGTGCAGATGGAAGCCGCCTGGGAGATGCACGACGTCATAGCGGCGGTCCGGGCGCGGGGGATGCGCGACGGGCTGGCTGTCGCGGCGGCGATCCTAGCAGAATCGAGGACCCAGTAATGCCCGGCTGGTGGGACCATCTGATGCACACTCCGATGCGCGAGCTTGCCTGGTACGACTGGATCGCCGCGATCGTGGTGATCGCGACGTTCCTCGCGGTCCCGATCGGCGCGACGATGGCCATCCAGCGCTGGCAGCGGCTGCGCCGGGGCAAGCCCACTCCGGAGCAGTTGATCGCCGCGATCAAAGCCGATTATGCCGGCCAGTGGGTAGCCATCCACGGCGGGCAGGTGTACACCGCCGCCGCGACCGCCGCCGTGGCGTACGCCCGGGCGCAGCGGATACGACATGCCGGGACGATCGTCTATGTCCCCCGCCCGGAGGAGATCCCCCAATGGGCGGCGAGGTTCGACCGGGAAGGCAGGATCGGCCCGAACGACGAACACGCCACCCGCGAGGGCGCCGAGCGTTGGGCGCGGTCCTGCGCCCGATCGCGCGGCCCGGCAACGTTGATGCAACGGGTGGACAGCCCGATGCACCTGGGCGGCACCTGGATTGAGATCGGACCGATCGGTGCCTGACGAGCAGGACGAGGACGGGATGTTGGTCCTGACCTTCCGCGACGGGGCAGGCCGGGAATGGCTCGCCGCCGCCGCTGTCGGCCCGCTGTCCCGCTACGAGGGCGCCGACCCCGTCCCGGTCGAGACCATCCCGGTCGGGCTGTTGAAGGATCGCCCGTTCACCCTGTGCCGGATCACGGTGGTCGACCCATGACCAGCGGGTGGCGGAGCGGGCTGTGGAGCCGCGACCGGGAAGCCTACTGGGCCCTGGCCGCCTCCGCTGGACGTTGGCAACGGCGAGGCTGGAGACTGCAGGCCGGGCAGCACACGTGGTACCGCGCCGACAGCCGCCGCCGGTTCCGGGTGGTCGCAGCCGCAGCGAAGCTGCCCTACGGACGCGGGATGGGCAAACCCCACACCGACCGGACTGTGTCCCACGTCGCCGACCTGTGTCTGTTCGCGTGGGAACGGGGCCGGCTGGTCGGGACGATGGCGGTGTGGCTGTGCGGGGCGCACACCTCTGAGTTCGCCTTAGAGACCGAGATCCTGTCCCGTCCGTGCGGGTTGTGTTTCCTGCGCCGCGACGGGCTCGGGATCCTGATCCAGAACAGCGTCGTGTACATCGGAGGCGACCGTGGTTGAACCGCGACACCAATGTCCCGGGTTGTGCGGCAACACCGTCCCGAAGCATCTGCTGGCCTGCGGGCCGTGCTGGTGGCGTCTACCGGCGCAGTTGAAGCGGGCGGTCGGTCGGGCTTACCACCGCCGGGAGCACGATCCGATCGGGCACCAGGAGGCGGTCGCGGCAGCAGCAGACTGGTACCGGCAGCAGAAGGAGGGGACAGCGAATGGGTGAGGCTGAGGTCGATCTGGAGAAGGTAGAGGGCCGTCGGGCGCGGGCAGCTGCCTGGATGAACAACCAGGACCCGCCGGAGGGTGCGGGGGAACGTGCGGCGTGGCTGGTGATCACTGGGGATGTCCCGGCGTTGATCGCCGAACTGGAGCAGATCCGGTACGCCCGGGACCAGCGGGTCGCGGAGGCCGAGCGGCTCGGCGAGAAAGCCAACGAACTGGTCCAGCGGGCGACCTTCGAACGGGAACGGGCCAACGAAGCCGCCCGGTTGAGCGCCGAAGCCCGCGACCAGGCCGACGACCTGCGCACGGAGATCGGGACGCTCCGTGAACAGATCGAGATCCTCGAGCAGGACCGGCTGGAACGGGACGCGTGGGCTGTCAACCTGTGCACCGAACTGGACCTATACAAACACCCGTACGAGGTGGCCAACGAGTTCGGCGCGATCGCGGCCCGGTTGCGCGGGTGCGAGCGGATGGCGGCGGAACATCACGCGGAGTTCAAACAGTTCGAACGGTTACGCGACGAGGCGATCGCCGAAGCGGAGGAGGTGATCCGGATCCTGCGCGAGGACCTACAACGGCACAGCGACGCCCGGATCACCGATACCCACGCCCGGATGCACGCCGAGCAAGTCCAGTTCACCCACTCCATGCTCGCCTACCCCCACCTGTTCCTGTGGCACGCCCTGTTCGACGGGACCCCGCTGTGCCGGTGCTGGCACAGCCGCGAGATGAGAGGCGACCGCCGTGCGCTGGATGGTGGATGAATCGAACCTATCCCCCCGCCCCATCCGGCACCACCGAACCGATCGAGACCGAGGAGCATGGCAATGGCTGACCTGCCCGATGAGGTGTACCTCAAGGCCGCCCGCTGGTACGACCACGCGATCAACGCCGCGCTGCGCAACCCGCCCGGGGTGGTCCTCGGGCCGGAGAACCAGCAGAGGCTGGTCGAGATGCCGCATTTCCGGGCGGCGGTCGAATCCGCCTACGGGGATGGGCACCGGGCCAGTCTCGAGCCCCAACCGGACAACCCGCTGTACCAGGATCTGCGGCAGGCGTTGAACCGCAACAGCGCCGAGAACGGCAGCAACACCCCCGACTACGTCCTGGCCGATTTCCTGATGCAATCCCTGCGCACGTTCGACTACGCCGTACGGTACCGGGCGTCCGCGACCCAGCTGTGGGACGGACGGATGGACCCCGGGTCGACCCTGTTCAAGCAGCAGTCCAACCCCGATGACCTGGCCCCGGCCGTCCCGGGGCTCCAGACGCTGCTCGAGCAGCACACCAAGGCGATGGAGGAGCTGCTGCTGAGGGCAGTGTGCGCGGTGTGCGGCGACCCTGCGGTCGCGCTGTGGCAGGTCAAGCCGGCGCAATTCTCGGTGCACCGGGATGTGGAGGATAATCCGACGATGAAGATCCTGGAGGAGGTTCGCCCGTTGTGCGCCGCCCACCACCCGGACGCACCGGAGCCGGCCGTCCCGTCCGACCCGTACCTGTGGGAGTCGGGGACGTGATCCTGTCCTGGGTCTTGGAGGCCGCCCTGGTCGTCGCCTCTGCCTGCCTGGGCGGGTTGATCCGCACCTGGTGGTACGAGAACATGGAGGGACACGAGTGAGAATCCCCGAGGGTGTGTACGTCGAAGCCAACCGGGCCCGCAACAGCGAAGTGCACGGGCTGAACAGCGGCGGGCTGGAACGTCTGATCGTCATCGGCGCCCGGGAGCGCGGATTCCGCGCCGCAGTCGCCGCCGCCTACCGCGCCGGCCAAGCCAGTACAATGGGTGGATGCACCCACACGTGTGGAACCCCCGGCTGCACCCCCGCGATCGGATCGGCCAGTTCACCGACACCCCCGGCAGCGGATCGTGGCTCTCCCGGGCTGCCGAGCAGGCCCGGCGCGGGTTCACCGACGCCGAGCTTGCCCAACGCGAGCAGGACGTCAACGACCTGATCGCCGGGAGCCGTCATCTGGACACCCATCGGGTGCACAAACCGAACGGGCGGTGGTCCGACGAGCGGGCCGCCGCCCACCGGGAGATCCTGGACAGGGTGTGGGCGGAGAAGGCCACCCGGGTGCCGAACCAACACCGCGCGGTGATGACCGGCGGGTTGATGGGCGCTGGGAAGACCACCGTCCTGGCCGGACACCCGGAGATTGACATGTCCGACTACCTGATGGTGTCGGCCGACGATATGAAAGAGGAGATCATCCGCCACGGTCTGGTCCCGCAGATCCCGGGCGCGGAGCACCTGTCGCCGATGGAGCTGTCGGCGATGTACCACGTCGAATCGGCCTACTTGGCGGATGCACTGGCAGAGCGGGCGTACGCCGAGGGGAAGAACGTGATCCTCGACGCGTCGATGGGCGACCGGACTGCGCCTGCAGCGCGGCTGGCTCGGCTGCGCGATATGGGCTACCAGGTCCGGGGGGTGTTCGTCGACATCCCGGTCGAGACGAGCCTGGAGCGGGCGTCGGCCCGGTACCGCTCGGGGATGCAGCAGTGGGGCAGCGGGGCGGGTCCCGGCGGGCGGACGATCCCTCCGGCGTTGATCGAGGGGCAACGCGGCCCGGGTGGAATGACCAAGAACCGGGTCGTGTTCGACCAGCTGCGCGAGGAGGGTCTGTTCGGGGCGGGGTGGGAGGTGCACGACAACACCGGGTCGGCGCCGGTCCTACTGAAACGCGGAGGGGGAATACAGACGTGACACGGGGTGTTGCACTTAGAGAAGGAGTGTCGCATGGGCAGCAGCAGGACGGTGCAGCAACTGGTCGAGGACCTCGCATCTGGCAGGATCAACCTGGACCTGGCGGTGAGGGATTTTGGGACCCGCCGCTGGCCCGGCCCCGCCCCCGAGACCGCGCAGCAACGCCACGGGGTGCACGACGCGGACCTGCCCGACCCGAACAGTATCGATTGGGTGCAGATGCACCCCGGGCTGTCGGAGCAGCAACGCCGCGCGCTGCTGCGCGTGTACGACCAACGCACGTCCCGCTCTGGGCGCTGATCGCGGTCCGCGAGCTGTGCTTCGCGGTGATGGTCGCCTCGTGCGGGTGGCTGGCGGTGTACGCGGTTTGGCCGTGGTCCCCGTTGCCGGCGCTGTTGGTGTTGTGGCTGGGGTCGCAGCTGGTGCCGTGGTTCCGCCAGCTGTCCCACCCCCGCCCCCGAGTTGCACACCGGGTGTCACCTGTGGTACAATAGTGGGGCAAGGGACAACTACAGAGAGGACCCTGCGATGAATGACAGCATCACCACCGCGACCGACGCGGAGGACGAGGCCACCATCGCCCAGGCCCACCAGGACCTGAGTGAGACCCTCGCCGCCGAGGACGCGGACTGGGACGCCAGGCAGGCCGCCCCCGACGCCACCTCGCCCGAGTACCGGGCAGGCTGGGCCACCGAGGACGCCCGCCAGCGGGGCGAGGACGGCGCCGCCGCCCCCGCCGACGAGATGAGCGCCTTCACCGGCCGGCTCGCCGACTGGCTGCGCAGCCAGCCCGACGTCGCTGAGGTGGACGTGGTCGCCGACGGCGGCAACGACAGCCAGGCTCTCAGCACGATCCTCGGGTTCAGCCTCGCCGGTGTCGGCGGGGTCAGCCTGGGGATGAACCCCACCCCGTGACCTTGTTCCCTCTCTGATGGGCCCGGCCCCCCGGCGCGACGACGCCCGGGGGGCCGGTGCTTGTCCGGGGCCACGCGCGGTTGCACCGAGGGTGTCACCTGTGGTACAATGGAGGTGTCCGGCCGGACGTCGGCCGGGCGGGTTGACAACTCCAGAGAGGGAGAACAGGATGTCGGAGACAGTGGCACAGGGCGTCACCGAACAGGGCCGCGACTGGAAGATCATCCAGGGCGTCAAGCCGGAAAACGGAGGCTACCGCGACCACGTCTGGCAGGAGTTCGCCGGGCTGGCCATCGAGATGGGCGGCTACAGCGACCTGACTGCCATCGACCCCTACAGCGGGCGCAGGCTCTGGCTGTCCAGCGCGTTCAAGTGCGACACGCACACGGCGATGCTGAGCGCGGCCAAGCCGGGCGAGGAGGCCATCGAGGTCTACCGGTTGTCGCACGAGTGCGGCGACTGCGGCGACTCGGTCTTCGCAGCGCTCCGGCGGCTGGTGGACGCGATGGAGGCCATCGGGTTCCCGGAGGGATTCCGGGACGAGGCCCAGGCTGCCGGGGTCGTCGTCCCCACGGCCCACGACCGCTGACCAACCCAACACGACGCCCCCCGGCAACCCCGGGGGGCGTCGCCTTATACCTTGCCGACGTGCTCGATCAACACCGCGATCACAAACGAGCAGAACCCGCCCCAACCGAACCGCTCCGGGATGATCCCAAACGCGGCCAGCCCCGACAGGACCGCCGCCAACAGCAGGAACAGCAAAACCAACACGGTTGCCATACCGGGTGTTTACCCGCCGCGACCCTCGAGCATGCTACGCTCCCCAGATGACTGACAACGTGACACAGCCCGCGCGGCCCGCCCGGCACTTCTCGGTCGAGGAGAAACTGCGCTGGCTCGAACCCAACCCGAACCTGCCGCCGCACCTGCACGTGATCGCCGCGCAGTTCCAGGCCCTGGCCATGGCGTTGCTGCGGCAGGTCGAGGACAGCCCGCAGCTGACCCTCGCGTTGCAGCACCTGATCGACGCCAAAGACTGCGCCGTCCGAGCGAAGATCGCCGAACAGCCGCACGTGCTACCCTCGGACCTGGGGTCGCGATGACCCCTGGATAGGGAGAGTCGAGATGACCAAACCCGCCGAAGGTAAACGGCTAAGCGGCAACCCCGTCGGGATCCGGGTCAGTCCCAACAAGGACAGCCTCATCGCCCGCCGGATCCGCGCCGTCGAACTGCGCGTCCAAGGCATGACCCTCAACGAGGTCTCCAAAGCCACCGGCGTCAACCCCCGGACCGTCCGGATCGACATCGACACGGTGTTGCGTGAGCGGGACGCCGCGACCATCCCGCTGCTGCGCGCGTTGGAAGAGGAACGGCTGGATCTGGCCGTCCGGACCGCTGCGAAGATCATCGAAGACCACCCCGGGACTGAACTGGCGTTGAAAGCCGTCGACCGGCTGATCCGGGCGTCGGCCCGCCGCGCCGGGCTGCTCGGGTTGGACGCCCCGGTCGAGTTGAACATCCGCAGCACCGAGGTGACCCAGGCGGATCTGGAGTTGGAGGAGCTGATCCGGGAGGCGCAGACCCGCAACGCGACCACCCTCGAGCAGCTGTTAGCGCAGGCAACCGGCGATGACCCAAACCCTGCCGCAGCTTGAGCTTGACGCCCCCCCGTCGCCCTGGATCACCGACCCGTACCACTCTGAGGTCAACGCCGAGAACTTCGACCTGTACGGGTATCTGGCCCAGTTCGACCCCCGGCTGTTCACCCACAGCCGAGGCAGGCGTGAGATCACCCGGTACGACCCGATCCTGTTCGCGATCGTCTACTTCCCGCACCACATCCGCACCGACGGGAGGATCTCGTTCGCCGACCCGCACTTCCAGTGGGCCGGCGCCGCCCGCCGGTGGGTCGTCCCTGCCGGGTTGAAACAAGACCGGCACGCCTACGTCGCCCCCCGCGACACCGGCAAGTCGACGTGGTGGTTCCTGCTGCTGCCGATGTGGGCCGCCGCGCACGGACACATCAAGTTCGCTGCCGCGTTCGCCCACTCCGGCACCCAATCCGAAACCCACCTGCACGCGTTCCGGTCGGAGCTGGCCGAGAACCAACGGCTGCGGCAGGACTACCCCGACCTGTGCACCCCCGCCCGGAAGCCGAACGGGAAGACCACCGCCGACAACATCCAGATGCTGCGGACCCGGGGCGGGTTTGCGTTCGCCGCCCGTGGGGTTGATGCGGCGAACCTCGGGCTGAAGGAGAAAGACACCCGCCCCGATCTGATCCTACTGGACGACGTCGAACCGGACGAGGCGAGTTACAGCCAGTACCAGATGGAGAAACGACGCGGGACCATCATCGAGGCGATCCTGCCGATGAACCTCCGCGCCCATGTCGTCCTGGTCGGTACCGTCACCATGCCCGGCAGTATCGTCCACCAGCTGGTCGCAGTCGCCCGGGGTGACACCGAGGTCGAAGGCTGGGTTGGGGAGGAGAACTTCGCTCCGCACCACGCCCTGCCGATCTGCCTACGTGATGACGGGACCGAACGCAGTATCTGGCCCGCGAAGTGGCCGCTCGAGTTCCTGCAGTCGATCCGCCGGACCCGGTCCTACCTGAAGAACTTCGCCAACGACCCGATGGGCACCGAAGGCGGGTATTGGACGGTGGACGATTTCACCTACGGCGAGCTGGGCAACCCGACCCGCTGGTTCCTCGCGTTGGACCCGACGATCACCACGAAAACCCGATCCGACCCGGCCGGGGTGGCGGTCGTCTCCTACGCCCCCGGCTATGTGATCCCGTCCGAGGACCGGCGCAGGTTGCCAGTCAAGGTGCCGAGCCGGTGTTTGGTGGAGTTCGCGGCGGAGGTGAAGCTGGTCGGGGAGGGTCTGCGGCGGTACCTGTTGAAGGTCCTGCAGCGGTTCCCGAGGGTCAAGGCGATCATCGTCGAAGGCAACCAGGGCGGGGAGAACTGGCACGCGATCCTGCACGATATGCCGGTCCGGGTGATTGTGGTGTGGTCGGAGGAGAAGAAGGAGGTCCGGGCGGCGAACCTGCTGGAGCTGTACCAACACAACCCGCCGAGGGTCCTGCACCCCGAACCTGGGGCGGTGGTTGCGTTGGAGCAGCAGATGGCGTCGTTCCCCCGGGGCAAAGACGACATGGTGGACGCGGTCGGGTCGGTCTGTCTGCGTGTCCTGGGGAAGCCGGCGAAGAAAGGCCAGACGTTCTTCCCGGTCTGATACCCTCGACAGGTGGATTGGGACCCGGCGAAACACCCGCGCGACCCGGACGACGGGCGGTTCACAGACAGTTGGGTCGGGGCGGCGTTGCGTCGGATGCGGTTGCCCAGCTGGATCGAGAAGGTCACCCCGCAGCAAGCCGAGGCCATCCGCGCTGACCTTGCGGGGGAGGACAAGGCCAGGCGGTACATGCGGCTGGCGTTGACCGACACCGGCCACGGCGGGCAGTACGACGCCGTGACCCATGTGGCCCGTGATGAGCGTGGGCAGGTGGTCGCGGCGGTGTCGACCCGGGCCTACCAACAGTGGACGGAAGAGTCTGACAGCTTGGTCCCGCTGACCGGGATTGAGTATCTCGGGTCGGTCGCCCCGGGTGGTGGGACTGCGCTGGTGCGCAACACCGTCTTGCGGGCCTGGGAAGCCGGCCACGCCGGTGTCTACCTGGAACCGGGGGAAGGTTCGCTGGGGTTTTGGGAGAAGCTGGGGTTCGTACCTGACCCGCTCGAGTTCGGAACCGACGCCCATTACGGGTTGACTGCCGACCAGTTCGAGCAGTGGCTTGCCGAGCACTGAGGAGCTGCACCTTGGATTGGGACCCGGCACGGCACCCCCGATGGCCCGCCGACGCGCCCGAACACCGGGGCGGGCAGTTCGCCGACAGCCCCCTCGCGAACGAGTACCGGGCGTTCCAAGCCGCCGGGCAGGTCTGGCTGCGCAGCCTTTCCCGACGGGCACACCCGAAAGGCCGTTGGAAACCCGGCCGGTGGGCCATGGTCGACCCGCAGGCGTACCACAAAGAACAGCTGGCGCACATCCGCGACTCGTTCCTGCAGAACGGTGTGCACCCGCACCAGGCCCGGCAGATCACCCAGGAGATCGCCGACAGCACCACCCCGCCAGCAGTGGTCCTGCAGAACGGACCACACCGGTTGGTGTTCCAAGCCGAACACAGCGACTACGGCGCGGTTACGGAGATGTTCGACCGGCTGCACCACGCCGCGCCGGTCTCCACCCCGGCCCGGCTGCTGTTCGCCCGCGACATCCCCGACCGGCACCACGGGACCACGTTGATGCCGTCCGCGACGGCGATGTTCGACATGAAGATCTTCCAACCGCCCAGCCAGACTGACGTCGAAACCTCGATGCCGTCAGCCGGGCGGGTCCCGTGGTGGCAGTATGTGATGGCCCACGAGTGGGGCCACGTCGTCGGCGGCGATAACCGGCAGTTGGACCCGCCGATGCCGATGATGCAAGGACTGTCCGCCTACGTGTACCGGACGGATTGGGCGGACGAGGCCGAGCGGCGGCGGGAAGCCTACGCCGAGGCGTTCGCGGAGTGGTTCTTCGCCGACGGGCACCCCTCGATCGAGGCGGTCCGGGAGGCGGCGTTGGCGTTCAGATGGGAGTTCCCGGGATGAGCGAACCGATCCTGGTGACGGACAGGTTCGCCGACGGCGGCGGATCGACCCCGATCACCGAACTGGACGAACCGACCTTGTACCGGCTGGCGGTGGCCGGGTCGGATGAGGCGGTCGAGGAGATCGCACGTCGCGCGAACAGCGACTAACCCCGGGCTTCCTGGTATCCTGGTCGTAACCGACAGAGAGGGGGCCGGCGTTGACCAGAGCGCTCACCCCGGCCCACGCCGCCCAGCTACAGGTCGGAACCATGACCACCGCAGGCTACGGCACCCCCGCCCTGGTCAACCCCGGTGGTCCGGTCGAGATCACCGTCACCCCCGACAGCGACGGCGACGGGCAGCACCTCGATACTGGCGCCACCGGGCTGTTGATGCGCAGCCTCGCCGAACTGGACGCCGCCCGCCCCGAGTACGCCCTAGCCGACGAGATGTACGACGGGACCGTCGAAGAACTACACGTCTCCGATGCGATCGCCCGGCTGTTGGCCCAATCCGGCGTGAACAACATCGAAAACCTGAACTACGCGAAAGTCCCAGTCGACACCATCGCCGAGAAGCTGCAGATCCGCGCGATCACAGTCTCTGCCGGCGACCTGGCCGAGGACGACAGCCACGACCCCGACCGGGAGATCGGCGAAGCCGACCGCGACATCGAAGACGACCCCGAGGTCGACGAGCAGAAAGAAATCAGCAGCCACGCGCAGGAGCTGCTGGACGACATCCGGAAACGCAACCAGCTCGACGCGGAAGAACCCGAGCTGATGAAAACCTGCTCCAAATACGGCGAAGGATACCTGTTCGTCTGGCCGGTCGTGGCCGACCCGGAAGGCTACGAAGAAGCCTCACCGCTCGAACCGGACCAACCCGCCCGGATCGTCGGGGTCGACATGTTCGTCAACAGCCCGTACACCACCCGGGCGTACTACGACGCGGAGAACCCGCTGCGGATGACCCACGTCCTGAAATCGTGGGAGTGGTACGACGAGGCCAACGACACCGACCGGCTCCGCGCCACCCTGTACTTCCCCGACCGGATCGAACGTTGGGTGGTCAAGCTGCAGGGCGACCCGGCCCGCCGCGAAGACTGGGAACACTACGTCGAGGGCGACGAGCAGTGGCCGTTGGACAACCCGACCGGTGAGATCCCGTTCTTCCACCTGCGCAACGACCGCCCCTACGGCAAACCGGAACACCGGGCAGCGTACGGGCCGCAGCGGTTGATCAACAAACTGGTCAGCACCCACGCGGCGACGATCGACTTCCAGGGCTGGCCCCAACGCTATTTCCTGATCGATCCTAAAGCCGACGACCCGATGATGAACCTGCTCGACCCGGACAACCCGGAGGACGATGGGGACGATCCGGAGGGCAGTGGGCGCAGCCCGTTCCGGGCCGACCCGGCAGCAGTGTGGAAGATGTTCGCCAGCGCGGTCGGGCAGTTCCAGGCCGCCGACCCGCAGGTGTTCATGGCACCGCTGGACCGGTACATCAAATCGATCTCCGAACTGTGCGGGATCCCGCTGGACCGGTTCGTCGGCTATTCCACCCCGCCGTCGGGGGAGTCGCGGAAGGCCGCGAACGAACCGCTGTACGAGAAGGCCGGATCCCGGCAGGACTCGTATGGTCCGGTGATGGAGGACGCGTACGAGTTCGCGCTGCAGCTGCTGGGTGTGACCGACGTGACGGTCGACGTGAAGTGGAAGCCGCTGCAGGTTGCGGTCGGGCTCGAGGACTGGAACATCATCCAGGCGAAGATCGGCAACGGTGTCCCGGTCCGGCAGGCGTTGATCGAAGCCGGCTACCCGGAGGACGAGGTCGACATCTGGCTGGTGGATGAGACCGGCGCGGACCTGGTCCGCCGGGTGGCGTTGTTGAACTCGATCGGGACCGCGATCCAGGCGATGTCGGCCGGTGTCGCGGTCGGGATGGTCTCCCCGGAGCAGGCCGGCGACATCATCGCCCGGATCATCGGGGCGGTCGGGGAGAACCTGCCGCGCCTGGCGAAACCGGTCGCGTTGCACCCGCAGATGCAGCAGATGGCGGACCAGATGCAGAAGGACGCCCGGGGTCAGCAGATGGCCGAACATATCGCGTCGGCTCCGGCGCAGCCGCAGTTCGACCCGGAGGGGAAGCCTATCCCGCCGCCGCCGGACCGGCCGCTGCCGCCTATGCCACCTCCACCTCCGCCGGTCAAGGTCGGCAGGTGACCTGTGACGTGGGGACCGGACGACGAGCGGAAACACCCGCGCGACACTGAAGGCCGTTGGACTGACCGGCTCGATGCCCGGCTGCGCCGGCTGCCGGGCTTCCCGGCCGACGGGTTGAAGATGCAAGCGTCGGAGATGGCGTACCGTAAACGCTGGCTGGACGAGCACGGCCGGTACAGCGGGCTGGAGATCTGGCACCCGAACCAGGGCACCTGGATGGACGCAGCCGACGCCTTCCCGAAGGGCCGCTCCTACGGGCCGGCCGACGAGGACGACCCGATGAAGGGTATCAAACTGGACGACCCGTACGGGCTCGGGATGGACGCGCACTGGACCCCCTCCGCTCCGATCCACGTCCGCAGGAAACTCGAGCCGTCCCGCCGGGTCGACCAGACGCGGGAGAAGCCCAACCCGAGGATGGAGTACCTGCACGAGGAGACCGGCGTATGGGTGCCGGGGTCCAGGCTCGACGTTGACCCTGACACGGGGATGTGGGATGCGTTCGGCAGTCCGTTCGGTTCGGGGAAGGTCGCCGAACGCCCGCACTACCCGCCGACGAACTTCGACAAGCAGACCGTCGCTTATGGGTTCACGCAGGAGGACCACGCGTTCAACGGGATGATCCGAACTATCCGCCTGCAGGATGTGGTCGACCAGCCGTCGTACCTGCAGGGCGGGTACCAGATGCTCGGGGAGGACGGCAACTGGCACACCTTGGAGGAGGTGTACCAGGTCTACCCGGAGCTTGAAGATTCGGATCTGTTCGAGTTGATCGCGGGGGATCTGCATTTCCCGGAGATCGAGGCGTCGTCGGAGTTGACGGTCCGCCGCACCCCAATGGACTACTGACAGGAGGAACAACAATGGCAACCTACGGAGCGCCCCGGCAGGTGCCGGGCCGTAACAGCACCGGGCGCAGCGGGCAGACGGCCAGCGCGAAGCGTAAGGGCATGAAGGCGCTGCCGCCGCGACGGACCGGCGGGTCGAAGATGACCCGCGACGGGTCGAACCCGATGGCCCACGGCGGGAACTGCTAAGGAGACGGCGATGCGCCGCTGGAATGAGAAGGACCACCCCCGCAACCCCGAGGACGGTAAGTTCCGGGACAAGATCGGCGGCGGCGGGTGGGCGCGGCGCATCTCCGACGCGATCGGACGGCGCCGGGGCGAGCGCGACCAACGCCGCGAGGACGCCCAATTCGAACGCGACCGGCGCGAGCACATGCGCACCCACCCGGGCGCGACTGCCCGGCAGGCTGCGATCCATGCGTCGATGCAGCAGTCGTTCCGCCGGGAGGACCAGGCCAGGGCGGCGGGCGACACTGCGCGGGCGGACAGGCTGCGGGCCCAGGGGTTCGATTTCATGCAGTCGTACCACCGGCCGGACCCGGGTGGGCCGTCGCGGCTGTCCCGGATGGAGGACGGCACCGGTTCGCGTGACCCCAGGCAGGTCGGTGGGCGTCCGATCGAGATCAACGGCCAGACGGTCGGGTACGAATCGACCGGGCCTGGGATCCGGGGCGTCAACCAGGACGAGGAGGGGCTGCCCCGGGGCCAGTTGGATCGGGAACTGGCCGCGCTCGTGTCTGACCTGGACCTGCCGGCGCAGGATGCGCAGGCGTTGAACGAGTCGAAACACCAGATCATCACAACCTACGTCGATGACCTGTTCGAGGTCGCGGAGGACATCCAGAACGGGGTCTTCCAGCACGATTTCGAGGAGGACCCCGACTTGGAGGATCTGGTGAATGCGATGGCGGATGTGGCGATGGACCGGCCGGACAACTGGGGCGCGATGCAGACGGCGGCGGAACGCCTACGGAAGTACATCATCCGCAGCGGCTACGCGAATGTGGCGAAGCTGCCGGCACGCCCGCCGGAGTCGACCTGGAGGAGAGACTAGGCGTGACACACGCGGTGTCACTCTGATAGAATGGAGGTATGGTGCGATATAAGACCAAGCGTACTGGCGGCACCAGCAGCAGCAGGATGGCCGCCGGGCTCGACCGTCTCGACCCCGTTACCCGATACGCTCTCGGGTACCGCCCCCGGAAGCTGACCTCAACCGGCGGCCGGATGCGCAGCTGGGTCCCAGGGGACCACCCCCGGGGCCGGGGCGGCAGATTCCGCAAGAAATAGGAGGAGAGCCATGGCAGTCACCGTCAAACCCCTCGGACGGGTCGGTAAGTACACCGCCCGAGGCCACCACGCCCACACCGCGATCGGCTACCTCAACAGCGGCGCCCCCCTCGCACACGGCGGCAACTTCCGTGGCGGGACAGCCGCACCCCGCGCCCGTCGCGGCGGCGGCGGACGCCGACGCAGCAGCTACTGAGGAGTAAGGCCGTGGCCGATTGGGACCCGGGCAAACACCCCCGCGACCTGCGTGATGGGCAGTTCACCGAGTCGTGGGCCACGGCCATCTCCGACCAGATCGCCGGGGCGGTCGGCAGGGCCACATCCAGCCCGAACCTGCCCCGGCTGCAGCCCGGCGGCGGGCTGCCCGCTGACACCCCCGCCGACGGGCGGGTCGACACGATCGCCGACCTGGCCGACGCCACCGCCCACCTGGACAGCGGCGGCCACGAACGGTTCGAGGGTATCGAATTCTACGTGGGAGACGTTGGCTGGGTCAACGCTGACGAGGCGCGGTTGCTGCCCACCACACGAGTCGGACCCAACGGCCAGCTCTCTGACATCGGTCCCACTATCGTCCTGGACAACTCGGAGATGACCATCCCCGGCGGGCTGGGCGGAGCAGTCGACGTCAGCCTCGAGGGCAAAGCTCGGTGGCGCCACGCCGACATCCGGCCAGTCAACATCGACCAACCACCGAACCCCGACTGGGAATACCTGGTCGACTTTTACGACGAGTCGGAGTGGATCGACGCCCCGCAGATCGATGTGGCCGACGGGGAATGGGTGTACGACGGGGAGATATTGACCGCCGTCCTGGGGGGTCGTCCGATGATCGACCCGCCCGAGATGGAAGGTCTGCACACCCACCCTCAGAAGACCACCGTCGGCGCCCGGCTACTGGACAACCTGCCCGCCTGGACCGGCGGCGGATACCAGATCTACAACCCCGACACCGGGACCTGGCACACCATCGAAGAGATCTACCAGGACAACCCGGACGAAGAAGAAATCGAACTGATCGCCGACGGGTACCACCTGCCGCACCTGGACACCTCGGACGAGATCATCGTCCGCCCGATACCTGTAGGGGACTAACGATGGCCCGCGACTGGCACGAGAAGGACCACCCCCGCAACCCGGAAGACGGCCAGTTCGTCGACAAGGCCAGCGCCGGACGGTGGGCCAGCAGGATCTCCGACGCGATCGGACGGATGCGAGGCGAGCCCGGCCGTAGCCGCGAACAGCGTCGGATGGCCGACCCCAACGCGTTCATGCCCGGTCGTGGCGGGACCATCCGACACCCCGACGAGACCCCCGGGTCTGATCCGGACCCGGGCGACATCCGGTTCGCGCTGCAAAGCCAGGTCCCGTACATCCGCCAAACCGACCTGGACGCGCTGTCGGACGAGATGATCATGGAGGCGATCGACCAAGCCAAGGAGGACGCCGCGACCAACCCGCCCGAGGGGATCTCGTTCGACGAGTTCGTCGTGGACCAGCTGACCCAACTGCTGCGCCACGCCCACCCCAGCGAGCTGTGGCCACACCTGTCCGAGGAGGGCTGATGGCGTACAAGGCGAGCAAGACCTTCCGACGGCAGATCGGGCAGGGCGTGCGTGCGTTGGGCCGCGCCATCGCCGCCGGGATCCGCCTGACCCGGCAGAAGAGGCTCCAACGGATCCGCACCGGCGAACTGCAGGGATCGGTCCCGCGCCGGCACAGCCGCGCCCGAGGCCGTGTCACAGCCACCCGGCACGGAATCCGCACCGCCCGCCGTAGACACCGCTAGGAGCCGAGAATGGCGCGACGCCGATACGGGATGCACCCCGGGGATGACGACCAACCCCGCTGGCCTGAAGGCACCCCGGTCCGCCCGGACGGGCACGGGCCGGGCGGTGGGCGGTTCCGTGGTACCGGTGATGTCGGCGGGGCTGATGTTGGCGACCTCGTGTCCGGGCTACAGGGCGCCTCGAGCCGGCCGTGGTACGAGACCGCAGCCGGGCAGATCGCACAGCAACGCGGCGGCGGACACCCCCGGGTGGGGTACAACCTGGCTGTGATCAACGCCGCCCAGGCGCAGTACAACGAGAACCGGGGCGACGGGTACAACGACGACCAGCTGCCGCAGCTGATCGGGCAGTACAACGTCGCGGAGGCGCAGGGCAACCCGGCTGGGCAGGATGTCGCGGTCGATCAACTCCGGTCGTGGATCGATTCGCACTACCCGGAGCAGTGGGCTGGCGCTCTGCCGGCGCGGGTGGAGGCCCGGGAGGCGCCCCGGGCGGCGGACCAGGACCAACGCAACCAACGGATCCTGATCCAGGCGTTGGCGTTCCAGTCGAATATCGAGGCGAACACCGGCGACCCGGACGACGATTTGGCGATCCGGATCGAAGCACTCGAGCGGCATCTCGGGCGGACTGGGCACCGGGTGGAGGCGGATCGGGAGGCTGCTGCGCTGCGGCAGTACATGGACAGCGAGATGGACCGGGAGGCGGCGCAGAACCCGGTGTTGCGCCGCCAGGCTGGGCAGGGCGATCTGGGTGAGATCCAACGGCTGCTCGAGCCGGCCGGGCAGTTTGCTGGGCCGCCGTCGGACCACGACCGGAACCTGCGGCTGGTCAACGCGATGGAAACCCCCGACGGGGGTGAGGTCACCGCCGTTGAACTGCTCGAACTGGTCGGCAACGGGCACCGGCTGGAGGTGTTGGGCCGGCACGGGTGGGATCGGGTGGAGACGGTCGACGTCTCCGGCGAGGGTGACCATTTCATCTACCTGGAGAACGACCCGGAGCCGATCTCGATGTCGCCGGATAGCCGGCTGGCGATCCGGTTCCCCCGGCCGAGCAACGTCGACGATGAGTGGCTGCAACAGCACGCCAACCGGCGGGGCCGGGCTGGCGGGGGTCCGCACCCGCTCGGTTGGGACACCGGAGATGAACCAGCCGGTGAGCCGGAGTTGGACCTCGGTGGGAACCCGGCCACCGACCGCGACGCATGGAACCGACTGGTCGTATATGTTGCCCGTCGTTCCATGGCCAGCAACCCCCGGAGCCAATTCGACGACGACATCACCAGACACATCATCCGTGACATTGGGCACCCCGATGTCACCGACGTGCAGGGGGTGGCCGACAGCAACGCCGAAACCCTGGCAGCGCGGTTGCAGCGGCTATATGGGGCCTCGATCATTGACCCACCAACCCGCCGCGCCGAGCCGCAGTTCACTATCCCCGAGACTGGGGTCATCTCCGCCGCCGAGGACGTGAACCGCGTCCGCCGGGTGACGGGCCAGGCGGAGGACGCCCACCTGACCGACATGCTGCGGGTGGTGCGGGGTGAACTCCCGGGCGACCCGCATGGCATGGTGGCGGCGATGCGGCAGCGGCTGCAGCAGATCCACGGCGTGGCCGTTCCTGGCGGCGACGAGTTGGATGTTTTGAGCGACCGCGACCTGCGCGACCTCGGCATCGAATACGACATCGCAGTCCCCGCACCGCCTCTGGCCCCCGACTACCGCGCCGACCTGATCGCCCGCATCCGCTACCGGCAGCAAGTCGACGCCGCCAACCGCGCAGTCTCACGAGCTGTCGCCCACAGCAACGTCAACTGGGCCGACACCCACATCAGCCACCAACGGCCCGGGTTCTATCGCCAAGCGGTTGACGACTACCAGATGCCGTTGCAGATCCGCGACGCGCAGGGCCAGTGGCGTACCGTCACCTCGATCGGCCACCCGACCAACGGGCAGTACGAGATCATCCACGACGGACCGACCGGCCGCACGTTCGTCCCCGAGAACCACATGATCACCGCCCGGTTCGGGTCGGACCGCAGCGGGCCGGACAGTGAGAACCGGCAGCGGTTCAACCAGCAGGTCGCGGTGGTTGCCGAGTCGATGCTCGAGCAGGTGGCTCCGGAGGACCGGGCGGACGACGAAGGCTACACCCGGCTGCGCGCCGCGCTCGACAGCTACAACGACACCACCTCCAACCCGGATGACCAGGAGTCGATCGACTCGGCGGTGGACGATCTGGTGAACGAACTGGCCGACTGGGATATCTACTTCGACGTCCCGCCGTACCAGGACTACGACAGCGGCGGCAGCAGCTACCTGCCGCCGAGCCGGTACAGCGGCGGAGTCTACACCGGGGACGACCAAGAAGACGACTACGAACTGCCCGCAATCCCAGAACTGTACGGTAACGAACGGCTCGCGGACGTGATGGGCCAATGGCCGACCGACCACAACGAGGATCTGCCGTCCGGGTACGAGGACCGGGCGTCGGAGATCTGGGACTGGCACGACCGGGTCACCGGGTACCGCGCCGAGGTCATCGGCGTCAGCGCCGACGGCGACGGGCTGTCTGTCGAAGGCCGGGTGTACGACGGGAACAACGAGATCGGGAAGTTCACCCGGACCATCAGTCCCAGCAGACCGCACCGGATCTACCACGCCTACTTCAAGATGTACGACAACCAGGGCGGAGGGTTCGCCACCCGATGGCTGGACCAGGTTAAACAGCAATACCGCGACCAGGGGTTCACCGAGATCGGGGTCTCGGCCAACCTGGACGTCGGCGGGTACGCCTGGGCGAAGATGGGGTTCGATTTTGCTTCTCGCGACAGCGCCCGGCTCACACTCATAGGGATGATGAGCGAGATCACCGGCGCCCACCGGGCAGGCCGGATCGACGACCGGACGCTGCAGGAGGCGCAGGAGCTGCAACGGCGGTTCGACGCGGGGGAACACATCACCCCGTTGGAGATCGCGATGGTCGGGTGGCGGTCCCGGGCCGAGTTCGTCGACCTCGAGGATGCACCGGAGGATCCGAACGGCGACCCGATCGAGATGTGGTGGGGCAAACGGTTCCTGCTGGGCAGGAGTTGGTCAGGAGTGATGCAGCTGTGAACAGACAGGAATACCTGCGTAGGGCGGCGGAGATTCACACCGCGTGGTCCGCCCGGTACGCTGACCGGATCGAACCGGCGACGGGTGCGTCCAGCCCGCACGAGCCGGGCGGCGAGTCGGATTTCGCCGAACATCACCACGATGTGTCGGCGCCGCCGCATTTCGCGGATCTGCTGGACGAACAGCTGCAGGCGTTGACGCAGGAGTACCAGGCTAGTCCCGACCGGGGGTGAGACAATGGGCGGGAACAGCCGCCCATCACCCGACGTTGAACCACCGGAGGTTACACACGATGCGCAAGGTGAGGATCCAGACCATCCCCGAACCCGGCAGCCACGAGAAGCCACAAGAACTCGGGCAGCTGGTCGAGAACAACGGGCAGATCATCGGCACCACCCCCGCTGCTGAGGAAATCCTCGGCCCCGACCCCGGACAACGCCAAGCCAAGTTCGACCGGTACCACCGTGGCTGGGCCAACGGGTACGTCGAAACCCTGGCAGCGTAGCTGTGCCGGCGCCCCGCGACCAGCCGCGTTGGCCCCGGGGATCGCCCGACGACCCGGAAGGTAGAGGCCAGGGCGGGCGGTGGCGTGAACGTAACGCCGCCACCATGTGGTCCGACCAGCTGTACACCCGGATCGGCGGGATCCCACCATGGGCCGATCGGGGCTACATCGCCCGGTTGGCATTGCTGCGTCCGAAACGGGAAGGCCGCTTGTCGGGCGGGGCGGTGGCGCAGACCCAACAGCTGGAGTACGACGGCGGCGGGGTGGCCGTCCGCAAGACCTTCTCCGACGACGACGACGGGATACGGGCAGCTTCGGCCGAATATCTGTCGTCGTTGGTGTCGGACGTGGTCGGGGCGATGGCCCCGGCGGTGGTGAAAGACCCGACCGATCCGGAACACGCGGTGATCATGGGCCGGGTCAACGGCGACCTCGGGACGTTGCACACCGGCAGCAAAGATGCCACCGAGTGGGGCGAGGCCCGGTATTGGTACGCCGAGTCCGACGCCGGACGCCGGATCGGGCTGTTGGATGTCCTGATCGCGAACCGCGACCGGCATTCGATGAACTGGATCGTGTCGAACGAACTGGACGCCCCCCATGCGTGGCGGCCGGACCAGGGTACGATCCGCCGGCCGATCCCGATCGACCATTCGGAGGCGTTTCAGGACACGTTGATCGCCGGGGCGGGGTTGAAGATCGTCAGCCCGGAAGGGCAGTACACCGCCCCGATGGAGCTTCTGGCGTACCGTGGGTTCACTGGGGCGTGGCTGCAACGTGCGGGGGAGTTGGCCGACCAGTCGGGGGTGGCGATCGACGCCTGGTCGTTGGGTGGGACGTTTGCCTACGCCGAGAAGAACCCGCTGCACCCGGACGATATCCCGGTCTTGCGGGCCCGGTTGGAGGCGCTGCGGCCCAGGTTCGCCGACGAGGATATGCTCGAGCAGTACACGTTGATGATGCGCCGGTTCGAACACCTCGCCCGGCGGGCCGCCGGGACCGAGCGGATGTTCCCGTGAGCCGCGCCTGGGACGAGGCGGAACATCCCCGCGACGAGGATGGGCGGTTCACCGAAGCCTGGGCCGCCTCGCTCGCCGCGACCCTCCCGCACCGGTTCATGACCCACGCCCAGCTGGCCGACTACGCCGACCGGACCGACTACACCCGGGCGTACTTCCACGGTGGCGGGTCGTCGATCACCGCCGTCCGGACCTACAGCGACGGCCGGGAACTGCTCGAGAAGTACCACATCGACACCGACGACCAGGCCGATACTGAGGTTGCGGTCAGCTATATCGGCGGGGTGGTCCGGGCCCCGGTCCCCCCGGTGGTGCTACTGCCCGAGACCGACGAAGACGGCAACCTCGGGACCCTATCCGAATACATCCACGGCAAAACCGCCGCCCAGGTCCTGCCCGAGTACACGAGCATCGGGATCCCCGAGTACGAACGGCGAACCGGCGAACTGGCTGCGCAGTACCAGGACGACCGGCTCGGGTTGTTGGACCTGCTGATCGGCAACACCGACCGGCACGCCGGCAACTGGATCATCGCCCCCACCGACCCGCACCACCGGGTCCAGACCGGGCCCAGCCGGGTGGTCGGGATCGACCACGCGAACGCTGAGTTCCAAGGCCACACCACCAGCCCGTTCGCCGACTACCTGTACGACACGGCGGCGTTCCAGCTTAGGACCGGAACCCACAGCTGGCCAACGGCGGAGTTGGATCGAATCCAACGCGGGATCGACGACCTGCACCATGTCGGGATTGTCCCCGCCTGGGAACACCGCAGCATGTCCGCGACACTGCGCGACCTGCGCAAGCTCGCCCCGGACGCCCCCGGGAGGGTCCAGTGACCGACCAGCCGCGCTGGCCCGAAGGCACGCCCATCGCCCCCGACGGGAAAGGACCCGGCGGCGGGAGGTTCCGCGACAGCGTCCCCGAAGGGTGGGCGTTGCAGACCGCGCTGGTGCTCGGGCAGAAACAACCCTGGAAGCGGATCTCGCGCGGCGAGCTGAGCCTGGCCGTACGGCGCGGCACCGACGCTGCTGCCGCCGATAAGCTGCACGGCGGGGAGATGGCCCAGACTCAGATCTTCACCTACCCCGACGGGCAGGCGGTCGTCAGGAAAACCTACGGCCGGATGGACCACGATTCGGTCGATTCGGAATACCTGGTCGGGTTGGTGTCGGAGGCGATCGGCGCACCCACCCCGGCTGTGGTCCGCGACCCCGGCGGTGACCCGGCCGTGGTGTGGATGCAGTACGTGCCGGGTTCGTTGGCCGCCTCGCAGCTGCCCCGCCGGTTGACCCCCGACCCGTACGCTTCTGACGACGCGGCGCTGCTCGGGCTGCTCGACGTGCTGGCGTTGAACTGGGACCGCAACGCCGGCAACTGGAAGTACGCCCCCGGGAACCGGATCGTCGGGATCGACCACGGTGAGGCGTTCAAGCTGTCGGTCCCAGACTTTTCGGACGGATCGCCCGGCATCCCCAGGCAGATGCGCGACTCCGGGTTCACCAAACTGTACGCCGACCGGGGTGTGATGGGTTGGTCCTGGAAAGACAACGACCTGCACCCCGACGACCTGGAGGCGATCCGACCCCGGCTGCAGGCGCTGCGGGCACAGTTCGTCCAAGCCCACCTGGGGCACTACCACCAGGAGATGATGCGCCGACTGGGTGAGTTGCAACGCCGCGCCCGGGGGACCCGCCGGAGGATCCAATGACCCTGCCGATCGGACCGACCGACGAACAACTCGACGTCGAACTGCGCGCCGCTGCGATCTTAACCAACGAACTGCGCCAGCAGCTGGAGGCCGCGACCCGCCAGATCGCCGCGTTGTACATCGGGCTCGCGGGCAGTTTGAGCCAACCACTGCCGCCGCCGGTCCGTCGCCGGTTCGCCGACGCCGCCGGACGGATCATCGCCCGGGTGGCGGTCGACATCCGGGTCCCGTTGTGGGAGATGGTCCTGCAGGCGTTAGACCTGGGGCAGCAGTCGGCGACCCCTTTCGTACAGCAGGTCCCGGCACGGCTGCGCAGCTACAGCCAATACACCTACGACCAGCTGATGGCCGGGTTGGAGCAGTTGGAACGCCCACCGGCGACGGTGCACCAGTGGGTGGTTGCGTTGGCAGCGGCTGCCCAGGCAAGGATCGACGCGCAGTTGTTGTCCGCACAGACAGCCGGGCAGGTCGGTGCCCCTCCGGAGGACTTCGCGGAGGTGCTAGCGCGGATTATCGCCCCCGCCGAGCAGGCGTTGACTGGGCTCGAACGCGACACCCGGTGGGCGACCAACGCCGGGTTCAACATGGGGGTCCGGGAGGTTGCCGACCTGGCGGGGGTGTCGCGGATGTGGATCGCCGAACGCGACGCCTGCCTGCACTGCCTGGCGTTGTCCGGTGAGATCGCCGGGCCGGGCCAGCCGTACAACGCGAACCTGACGTTCTACATCGGGCCGAACGGGCTGTTCAAACCGCTCCCGGTCTATCCGATCGGCCCGTTGTGGGGTCCGCCCCGGCATCCGAACTGCCGGTGTTTCCAACGACCTGCGCCGGTCCTGGCGGGATATCCGGTCCAGCCGTGGGAGTCGGGGCCGTACACCCCGGCGGAGGCGTTGAAACGCGAAGCCCGCCGGTCGGTGCTGCGCGGGGTGAGTGGGTCGGATTCGCTGCCGGCCCGGTTGCGCGCCACGGATGCTTTACTGGCCGTGGGTGCTGGGTTGCCGGTGTCGGTGGAGCGGCGGGCCCGGCGGGCGGTACGTCGTGGCGGATATGGGGGGAGGTGATTGGGATGGCGAAGAAGGGCCGGTTGGGCAACTTCGGCGGGAAGAAGGCCCCGCCGTTCACGAAGAAGAGCGGCGGCAAGGGCGGTAAGAAGAAGTGACGCAGCAGCGCTGGCCCCGGGGCACTCCGGTCGCCCCGGGTGGCCACGGCCCGGGTGGCGGGCGCTACCGGGGTGTGTCCAGTTCGGCGTACGGTGATGATGACCATGATGTGTGGGTCAGTACCGTGTCGGACCGGATGGACCGGATGGAGGTGTTGAAGCGGACCCCGCCGTGGATCTCTGGGCGGGCCGAGTGGAAGCGACACCACCGCGACCAGTGGGTGCAGAAGGCAGCCGAGACCCTGGGTGAGCTGGGCTACCAGGCGGCGGACGCGCCGAACGGCGGGTTGTTGCCTCGCCCGCAGGGTGCGGCGGGATCCTACCACTACCGGTTCTCCCCTGAGACCCTCGGCGAGATCTACGACCAACACGCCTACCGGTACTACCCGCACGACTACATGATCGACGCCATCGGCATCCTCGAGGACGGGTCGCCTGAGGGGCTGCCTGAGCTGCGCAACGCCCGAGGCGACTGGCGGGTCTCGATGCGGGCCTACGGCGAAAGCCCGGACACGAAAGAGATCCTCGGGCATGCCCTGGCCGCCCACCCCGACTACGCCACCTCCGGGGATTTCTCCATCCGGACACCGTCGGGGGAGTGGGCGATGCTGGAGGAGATGTACGTCGACCCGGAAGACCCGGACACGCTTGAGTTGCACGCTGGGGATCAGGTGTGGCAGATCGACACCAGCGATGATGTTCTGATCCGGCGCAACTGGGAGCCGAAATACCGCAGCCCCATACTCGGGAAGAGGTAACCGTGGCCCGCAGGTTCGTCGAACGCGACCACCCCCGGTGGCCGGCTGAGGCGCCGGACAGTAAGGGCGGGGAGTTCCGCGACAAGACCCCCGAGATCGGCGGGGGCGGCGGAGATTGGGCGGATCGACTGTCCGGGCGGATCGGGGTGCAGCCGGCGGGCCGGCACGGGTCGGTCGCGACCGGGCTGCGCCAGACCTGCCCGGTGTGTTACCGGCAGGTGAAGGTGGTCGGGTCGGGGAAGCTGTCGACCCACAATGGGCACGACGGGAAACGCTGCCCCGGGTCGGGGATGCCGGCGACGGTCAAACCACCGGCGGATATCCAACGGGCCCCCACCCGCAGGACCCCCGGTGCGAAACCACCGGCGAAGAAGGCCACCCGCCGCGCGGCTGGCACGCTGCGGCCCCCGCCGCCGCCGAAGGTCACCCCCGGGGCGTGGGATGCGCCGGTCACGGGTGCGGCCGAGATCAGGATGGCCGACTGGCGGTCCCGTACGATGCACCGTCAGGCCGACGGGTCGATGTACCACCCGAACACCGCCGCCACCCGCGCGGCGGAGATCCAACGGCTACACGACGACATCCAGCAGGAGGAGAAGAACCTGGAGGGCCGGCGCAACCGGGTGATGATCGATGCCGCCAGAGCCGCCCTGGGGTTGAAGCACTGGGAGTACCTGCCGGTCGGTGTGGCGCTGGACCTACATAAGACCGACGCCGACACTGACCCGCACGTGCTCGCGGCGGAGGCTAAGCTGCGGGCGTTGCGCAACCAGCTGGACTACGCCGAGTCGGCGATCAAACAGGACCGGCCGTTCGATCCGACTAACCCGCTTGCCTACTACGGTCCGTTGTTGCATATCGAATCGAACGACTGGTTCGCCTACGGTGTCCTGGATCAACTCGAGCAGCGGGTCCCGCCCGCGTTCCACAAAGCAGTAGCGGAATGGCTGGCGTACCAGAGCCGAAACAACAACAGCTCCGGGATTTGGGTCGGCAGCACCCACAGCATCCGCGACCTGGACAACCTGAAACGGCAGATCACCAAACCGCCGCGCGGGTGGGGCAAGAAAGCCACCATGGCCACCTGGGACGACGTGGACGGGGTGGTGTCCGGCAGCGCCGTCTACGCGGTCGTGCACACCGAGAACAGTGAATCGCACCTGCGCAGCCGGCGCGGGTACCGCAGGATGGCCGGGCAACCGGACGAGCTTGCCGTCGGCGACGCTGGGCTGCACGAGTTCGGCCACGTCCTAGATGCTGCGATGGGGTTCTTCAACACCAACCGGGCCTACCGGTGGGACGACGCATCGGCCCAGCGGAAGTGGCGTCTGATCCACGGGAAGGTCAAACGCGACTCGCGGACCCTGTCGCCGTACTACCGGCAGAAAGGCGACGCCGGCCCGGAGGAGTTCTGGGCGGATGCGTTCTTCACCTGGGCGTCAGCCGACCCGGAACTCGACCCGATCGACAAGGACGTCGGGTATCCACGGCGGCGGACGATCACGAAGCAGGACCGGCTGTTGGCCGAGACCTACGGGACCAGCTTGGCGTTGGCGCAGGAGATCTCGGATTACTTCAACGGGCTACACCGGGATCTGGTCAGCGGGCGGCGGCTACCGAGGATCGAACAGAGGAGGCCGTGATGTCGGTCGGTGAACCGTGGCAGGACAAGAATGGCCAGTGGATGGTCCCGACCCGGGTTGAAGGCGGCGACGAGGACGACCAGCGGGTGGTGGGGATGGGTTGGGCTCCGTTGACCCCGGACCATCCGTTGTACGAGCAGTGGCTGCAGTACATCCGGGCTGGTTGGGCACGCGAGGTCGACGCCCGGATCAGCTAGAATGGCGGGATCCCCCGGGATGGGGGGGCTGGCGTGATGCCGGCACCACGTGGACAGGAGCGGTCGGGATGACCAGACGAGACGGCGCGATTGTGGCGGGGCCGGACGACGACGACCTGGACCCCAACGGGCCGGACGAGGACGACGAGCCTGACGAGGACGAACTGGAAACACCGCCGGCCCAGCAGCAGGGGCCGACCCGTGAGGAGCTTCTGGCGGAGGTCCAGCGGCTGCGCCGGGGCAACACCCGCAACAACCGGGAGCTGCAGAAAACCCGCCAGGTCACGGCGTGGATGAAGAAAAACGGCATCACCGACCTCGAGCAGTGGCTGGCCGACCAGCAGGGCCCGTCCGGCAGCCCCGGCGAGGTATCTGGGAGCCCCACGGAGACACTCGGAACGCCACCCGGGCATGTCGATAACCCCCCGGCCCCCCCAGCGCCTCCGGCGCCGCCCGCGCCGTCTGAGGCGGAGGTCGAACGGCGGGTCCGGCTCGAGTTGGAGCGGCGGCAGGCGCAGGACGAAGAGCGGGTCGACAAGCTCACTAACTCGCTGCGCGCGAGCGCCATCCAGGCCGCCCTGTCCAGCGCCCGGTTTAGCGGGACCGTCGCGACCGCGTTGAAGGTCATCGACCAGTCGAAGATCGAAGTCGATGCCGACGGGAACGTCACCGGGGTCGAGGACGCGGTGGCCGAGTTGCGGGCGGAGATCCCCGAATGGTTCCGCCGCCCCGCCCAGACGGCACCCAGCCCGACCCGCAACGGCGGTGCGGTTGACGGCGGGGAGAAGCGCCCGCCGCCTGCGAAGCCGCGACGTTGGGAAGACCAGATCGTTGACCGGTGGCGAGGCGGCCGGTAAGATCGGACCTGGGTTCACACCCCCCCTCACCCGCCCCCGCGCAAGACCCTCCGGGGACCTGGACAGCGAGCCGCCCCCGTGCTCGCCGGTGGTCCGGTCGGCGCGGGGGCGGCTCTATCCCGGGGTGAACCTGTGGGATCAGACGTCCGGCGTGACTTCCTCGTCCGGGGAGTCGGTCGCCGCGAAACCCTCCGCCGCGCCGGCCGTGACGTTGATCGTGTCCTCGATCACGACCGGGGCGCCGCCGCCGTCCGGGGTGGCCGTGAACGTGAGCGCAGCCGCGCCGAGCGCGCCGCCGCCGACAGCCGCGATGACCGCGCTGCCGTCACCGTTGTCGGTGACGTTGATCAGCTCCGGGTTGGCGGTGGTGAACACCTGGGTGCCGACGAACGGCGCGCTGGCCGGAGCGCCGAACTCGTCGACCGGGGCGTAGGTACGGGTGAACTTCTTGTCCTGGGCGAGGTCACGCACGGTGTGGATCCTTCCATCTGTGGTGGGTACCGCTGGGGTGCTGTTGGGCACCCGGTCGGATGCGACGGTGTCTCGGTCAGTCCCGTCATGCAGCTGGAACTGGGGGCGTCGGCCCTTGACAATGCGTCGCACCTGGAGAAAGGTGTCACCCTCGTCGGTGATCTGCCCCAGCGGGTAGAGGTCGCTTAGCACTGCGCCGGCTCCCCTCTCTTGTCTCTGGCATCGTACCACCGGCTACCGTCGGCTGCCCGTTCGTATCGGTCGGCCATCCGCCGTTCGGTCACCCGTGGGTACGATTGACCTCGGTGTTTACCTTCCGCCCAGCAGAACACCCCCCGGCCCGTCCGCGACGGGCGGTGCAGCCGGGGGGTGTGCAGTCGAGGCATCGGGGGGGGTCAGGCGTACGGTAGGTACCAGAGGCTCGCGCCGCTGCCGAACCCCTCAGCGCAGTTCGTGGTCTGCCTGACGTACGTGCCGAGGCCCGGGTCCTCCTCGGTCAGGCACTCGTTGGAGTAGGCGTTGCGCAGCTTGAACGTCCCCGGCAGCCCAGCGGGCCCGGGTTCCTGGACCCACTGCTCAGTGAACGAGGACCAGTCGCAACTCCACTGGACGATCGTCGAACGGTACAGACTGGCCACGCCCGGCGTCGTGCACCACAGGTTGTGGCCCGGCCGCACGAAGTACATGTTCGAGAACGTCCCGTCGGAGAACCAGAACTTCTGATTCCACGAACCCGACGTCGGACCGCAGACGCTGACGGTCAACTGCTCGTTCATCTGCATCGACGAGTTCGGCACCTCCAGGCACAGGCCCGTGTTGTAGTTGATGATCCGGTGCAGGTAGCTCAGCGCGTGGGCCGGTGTCGCGATGGCGACCGCGCCAACGATCCCCACCAGCGCAGCCGTGAGCAGCGCCGCGACCCTCTGCTTGATCTTCATTCTCCCCTCCTTCACCGGCGGCGCGTCGACCGGCGCTTCTTGCCCCCGACTGCCATGCCCGGGTACCTCGCCCGGACCGCCGCCGCAACCCGAGCATACACCCCGTTACGCCGGGCGTACGCCAACGCTGTCCTGGCGTGGGCCCGGTCGTGGATCGGGTACTTGCGCGACTTCGGATACACGAACGCACTCGCCGGCAGCCTGCGGCGAGAAGCAGCCGTCAACTTCGCCATACGACCAACGGTACCCCCGCCGCACCACGTGTTACAATAGCAGCGGCAGAGCACCTGTTCGACCTCGTGTCAAGTGGCTGCGACCCTGCCGGTTCGTGATGAACCCGGCCCCTGCTCGCGATGAGCGAATCCCAGTACACCTCGGATCTCGCTGCGACAGCGGGAAGGAGTCTACACGTGAGCAAGACTGCACTGCCCGAATGGGTCATCGGCCTCGACGAGGGACACGAAGGCCCCACGTATCGCCCTGGCACCATCGTCGGGTTCCGCAAGGACGGCACCCCGCTGTACATGGTGGCTGGTGGCGCTGCCGCGAATGTCGCCGACTGGATCCCGATCGAGTACGACTCGGAGGTCATCCAGCGGGTCCTGATGGAGTCCGCGATCGAGCGGTTCGGCAGCCGCGTCCCGATGCGGTCCAAGACCAAGTCGATCCCCCGCTCCGCAGGGATCACGGTCACCGCCGGGACCACCTACGTCGACGACACCTCGACCAACGACGAGGTCACCATCACCGCCCGCCGGTTCATCGCCCGGTTCAAGATCGACGAGGACGACCTCGCCGACGCTTCGACCCGCATGGACGTGATCCGGACCAAGGGCATCGACTGGGCGATCTCCTACGCCGACGTGTTCGACAACGCGTGCCTGGCGGTCACCGGCGCCGAGAACGGCACCACCGTCCCGTTCACCTCGGTGTACCGGGCGCTGCGTTCGACCAACTCCGACACCAGCTACACCGCCGACGACAACTACCTGCAGTGGGATGACGACCTGATCAACATCCCGGCAACCCCGCTCGGGACGTCGCTGTACGAGAAGCTGTCGGCCCTGTTCAAGAAGGTCGAGACCGGCAAGTACTGGTCGCCGGCCGACATGCTCGTCATCGCCCACCCAGGGTGGCGTGACGCACTGCGGCTGTGCCTGGACGCGCAGGGCCGGCCGATCTTCCAGCCGGGTGTCGGGTTCGGCCTGCCGGGCAACGGCACCCCGGATGCGCTGTTCAACACCCCGATCGTGTGGACCCGTGGCGCGAAGACCAGCCCGACCAACACCGGCTCGCCGGGCGGCAACGACGTGCTGTTCTTCGCGAACGCCCGGTTCCTCAAGCGCGGTGACCGTTCTGGCCCGGAGACGCTGACCGACGACGCGCGGGCGCAGGACGACACCGACGACTACGCGATCAAGTTCCGCACCCGTCGCGGGTTCGTGGTCTCGCACGAGAAGGCGATGGCGGTTCTGGAGCGCATCACCGACTAACGGCACCCCCCGTTCTCGGGGGCCGGTGTTTCGGGGACCCCGACCCCCGAGCCCGGCCCCCGAGCCGTACCTGGCTGGTACACTGGTGGCGACGGCGGACAACCAAGTCGGGAGGATCACAGTGGGAGTGTACGACGATTGGCGGCAGCCGCAGCTGCAGGCCGAGGCTGCTAAGCGCGGTCTGTCCGGGGGCGGGTCGAACGACGAGATCAAGGCTCGGCTCGAGCAGGACGACGACGAGCAGCGGATCAAGCAGCTTCTCGGCGACGGCGACGGCGGCGAGCCCGACGCTCAACCAGCCAGCCCACCCGCCGCAACCTCGGCAGCCCCCCCGGAGCCGGAGGCGACCCAGGCTGAGCCGACGCCGCCACCGAAGGAGTACACCGCGAAGTTCGAATGTCGCGGCGAGCTGTCGACCGGGACCCACGAAGACAACCGGTTCCGCGCCTACGACCAGGCCGTCCGCGCTGGGCACACCCCACGCGGCGGGCTCGCTGCGGCGTACCGGTCCGGGTTCGAGGACGTCAACGGGGTCCGGCACGCCGTATACAAGGTGACTCTCACGAAGCAGTAGGAGGCCGCCGGTGACCGCACCGCTCGAGGCGTGGGCCGACAGCGACGACGTGGACCTGCTGACCGGTGTCACCGTCGGCGACGATGATGTCCTGCGCGCCCAGGACATCATCGAGATCTTCGCCGGCACCACCTGGCTGGCCACCGATCAGATCTCCGAACGGAACCTGCGGCTGTTGAACCGGGCTGTGGCGTACCAGACCGCGTGGATGGCCAGCCGACCCGACATGTACAGCCATTTCGACGTCGACACTGTCTCGCAGGACGGGGCCAGTTTCACCCCCAGCACAGTGAACGCCCAGCTTCTCGCCCCCCTCGCGCAGCGGTGCCTGCGCCGGCTTACCTGGGGGCAGAAACCGCTGCGGGTCCGGCACGGCTACAACCAGCCGGACTACAACAACCTGGGGCCGCGTGATTCGGCTGTCGCCGACGACAACCGGCCATGGGTGCCGATGTGAGAGCGGTCGCCACCACCACCGTGTCGATCCTGCGCGGCACCGTCACCGACGGCTACGGCGACGCGGTGGACGACAACACCGGCACACCGGCTGCGACCGGGGTGCCAGCGTCGATCCTGGAGCAGAACCGGCGGGTGTTCCTGCCAGCCGAGCAGGCTTACCGGATCGTCCGGACCTACGCCGGGCGGGTCGGCCCCGAGGTCGACATCCGCAAAGACGACCGGCTGTTGGACGAGCAGACCAACATCGTCTACCTGGTGACCGACCTGTCGGACCCGCACGCGTCGGTGATGCACCCCGACTACGTACTCCAGCTGTCCCGCACCACCTGATGCTACAATCGGGCTAGACAGGGGGATCCTCGGACGGGTCGACCGGCCGCCCCTGCAGGTCAGTCCAGCTTGGTAGACAGGCGGGTGAGCAGTGGTTGTTATCTACGTTGAGAGCCCACTCGCCCAGGTGCACATCGACGGTATCCGCGACGACCTGCGCGAGTGGCTCGCGAAAGAAATCGCCGCCGACGCCCGCCGGTACGCCCCCGTCGACACCGGCTACCTGTCGACCCACATCTGGCCCAACCACGACTCGAGCCGGGTTATCGCCTCCGGGGCCGGGATGCCCCCGAACGCCGACGCTCCAGCCTGCGTCGAATACGGAACCCGGCCGCACGACATCCCCAATGCGTTCGGGTGGGGCTTCACCGCCCACCACCCCGGCACCCAGCCGCAGCCGTACCTGCGGCCAGCCGCGTACACCCGCAGGGTGATCCCGCCGTCGGCGGTCCATTCGATCTCCAACCGGGCGCCGCGATGAGCACCCCGCTGCTGCCCAACGCCGAACTGGTCGCCAAGCAGTGGCTGCTCGCCGCCGTGTCCGGGTTGACCGGGAAGGTCTCCACCACCCTGCCTGACTCGCCGTGGACCGACCATGAGTTCGTCCAGATCATGGCCGTCGGCGGGAGCCCCGACCCGGATGTGCCGATGTTCCACCCGGTGGTGACCGTCAACGTCTTCGCGGAGAAACCCGGCAGCCGCAAACCGCCATGGGGACAGGCGTTCCAGCTGGCAATGCGGATCGTGATGGCGACCTACACCAAACGGTGGGCGCCCGACCCGGCGGTCGAACTGACCGGGCTCCCGGCCAACTACGGCCGGGCGGTGGTCGGGTCAGTGTACCCGGTCAGCGAGATCCGGAAGCTCCCCTCAGACCCGTCGCAGTACGCGGCGTACACCGTCGACCTGCAGTTCAACTGGGTCCCCGCGTCGGTGGTGATCGCATGAGCCGCACCATGCCGGACCGGTACGGGCTGGTCGGCGCCTCGTCGGGGCAGCTGCTGACCTACCAGGGCCAGGCGATCCTGCACGACAACCGGCGGGAGATGGAGTTCCTGTTCCCGAACACCCGGGTTGTCCGGGTCACCCGGGGCGAGTTGGGCCAGCCGTGGATGTGGCTTAAACACCACCCGGCGATGGAGCGTACCTCGTTCCCGCTCCAACGGGAGGAGTTCGTCGATGCCCGGTAGACGTGGGCACCACCGGGGCAGTCACACCTATCCGGGGTTCCGCAGCAAGAAGCAATGGCGGTGGGCGTTCGCCACCCACCAGAAGTTCGCCCACAAATGGGCCCACGAGACACCCGGCGGCAAGAAAGTCAGGTACCGGCGGCTGCCAACCCGGGTCGGCCGTCCGACAGCACGAACGCTACGCAGCAAGAAAGGAAGATGAGCAATGGCCGTAACCGTGCTGAACCTGATCCAGGGACCCGGCACTCTCTACAAGGGCACGCAGTATTCGAACACGACTGCGTACACCACCACCGCAGAGCCGCTGGACGCGGCAGTCAACACCACCCCCCAGTCCTCGTCGTGGACCGACGTCGGCGGGACCCGGGACGGTGTGACGATCGAGATCGGTCGGGAGTACTCCGAGCTGGAAGTCGACCAGCTGGTCGACACCCCGGACCGGCGGATGACCAAGCGGGAGATGAACATCGCCACCAACCTGGCGGAGGCGACGCTGGAGAACTACGCTCTGGCGAACAACGAATCCCCCCCGACCACCGCGTCCGGCTACAAGGTGACCGAGCCGGTGACGACTACGGCGGCGACCCAGCCGACGTTCGTCCCGTTGATCTTCGACGGGTTCGCGCCGACAGCGTTCCGACGGCGGTTTATCGGCCGCAGGATGTTGTCGACCGAGCCGGTGCAGGTCGCGTACAAGAAGGACGGGCAGACGGTCTACGCGGTCAAGTGGGCGTCGCATTACGTCTCGTCCAGCATCGCACCGTACAAGCTGGTCGATCAGACCTCGTAACCCAGGAGAGCAGGCAATGACTATGGTCGGGGAGTCGGCAGGCGGCAGCGGCGGCGGGTTCTCGGTGAACCCGTCGCTGTTGGCCGACGATGAGGAGACAGCAGACGGCGGGCTGCCGGACGGGGTGTACCTGGAAGGCACCATGGTCCCGCCGGATCGGGAGGAGCTTTTCCGGGTCGAGGGGAAGATCTACACGGTCCCGAAGAAGATCGACCCGGGGATCGCGTTCCGGTACATGAAGAGCGTGCGCAAGGGCAGGGGCGACCAGGCCGCCGCCGACATGTTGTACGACGTGCTCGGCGAGGCTGTGATCGACGTCCTGGCTGCGGACAAGCTGGACCAGGACCAGGTGGCGGCGGTGATGAAGGCGACGGAGAAGTACGCCATGTCGGCGATCCGCAAGACCTTGGGAAACTGATCCAGCGCGCCGCCGAGATGTCCTGGATGCTGGACCTGGATTACGACATCGAATCCGACCTGCACCGGTTCCACGGGTTGGAGGTCGACCTCGACGAGGACCAGTACGCCGGGCTACCGGCGGAGCGGCTGTTCAGCCTGATCGAACGGCTCGGCGCCTACGACGGCGCGCTGGCAAGTAGGATCCACCAGCTGGTGGAAGAGCAACGGACGCAACACCCCAGCGCCCAGGCCCTACAGAAGCCCGGGGCAACCCAGATCGACGCGACCACGGCAGACGTCGCCGAACAGCTGGGTGACTGGGTGGAGATCTCGAAGGTGTAGGCAGGAGGCGGAGGGTGGCAGCCGGGTTCAAGGTCGCCGACGCCTACATCGAGGTCCATGTCGACGACGACACCAAAAAGGGCCGGCGTGACATCGACCGCGACACCCGCCGGTGGGCTGACAACCTCGGTAAAGGGATCGGCACCAGTCTGCTGTCCGGGTTGACCAGCGGGCTGCGCGGGCTGTTCACAGTGCTCAAAGGCTCGATCATGCTGATCGCCTTCACTGCCCGGATGGCGCTGCTCGGGTTGGTTATCGGCAGCGTCATCTCCGCCGTCGCCGGGCTGCTCGGCGCCCTGGTCAACCTCATCCCGGTCCTGCACGAATTGGTCGCGGTGATGATACAAGCCGCCGGGGTGTTACTGCTGTACCCAGCGGCGATCGCGTCGGCGTTGATCGCGTTCGGCACGTTGAAGCTCGGATTCCAGGGGATATCGGCTGCGTTGAAAGCCGGCCTGTCCGGCGACCTGGAGGCGTTGAACAAAGCACTGGAGAAGCTCGCCCCCAACGCGGCGGCGTTCGTCAGCGAGATCATCAAAGCCAAACCGGCGTTCGACCGGATGCGGCTGCAGATCCAGAACAGCCTGTTCGAGGACCTGGCCGAGCTGCTCCGGAAGATGTCCATGGTGTACCTGCCGATCCTGACCCACGGGTTGGACACCATGGCGATCGCGTTGAACCAGGTGTTCAAGAACATCGGGCAGTTCCTGTTGGGCGCCCAGACCCAGAACGACATCGGCACCATCATGCAGAACGCCGCCCGCGCCGCGACCGAACTCGGCGGGGTGCTCACCCCTGCGTTGGCGATCCTGCGCGACGTGCTGGTTGTGTCGACAAAAGTCCTGGCCGATCTGACCGCCAAACTGGTCCCGGTCTTCCAGGTGTGGGCCGACTCGATCGAGCGGATGCGCGCCGACGGCTCGCTTGAGAAGCTGATCCTGGACGGTGTTGAGGCGTTGAAGCTGTTCGCCGGTTTGGCCGGCGACCTGATCGGGATCCTGGGCGGGCTGTCGCGGGCAGCCGGCGAAGGCGGCGGGCTGTTCAGCTTCTTCGACCGGCTGAACAAGCTGGTCAACTCCGTATCCGGGCAGAACACCCTGACCCAGCTGTTCACCGCACTCGGCGACGCGGCGGTCGCACTCACACCGGTGCTGCTGGTCCTGCTGCAGGCGTTGGTGCCGATCCTGCAGGGGATCTCGCAGATCGCGGTCGCGTTCGCCCCCGGGCTGACCGTCGTGGTGACCGCGCTCGGGCAGGCGTTGGCCGCGTTGGTCCCGGCGTTTATCGCGTTGGCGCCGCTGCTGGACGTGGTCGCCGAGGGGTTGATGCCGATCGCGAACATCCTGGTCGACCTGGTGGTCAGCGCAGCCCCATACCTGGCCGAGTTCTTCCGGCTGCTCGCCGACGCCCTGAAACAGCTGGAGCCGGTCGCCGCGCCGCTCGGGAAAGCACTCGGGCTGCTGGTCCTGGTCCTGTCCGACGCGCTGGCTGGGATCCTGCCAGGGGTGATCGACCTGCTCGGGTTCCTGGCCGACGTGCTGGTCGTGATCTTGACCCCGCTCGAGCCGTTGATCCGGCAAGCAATCCCGCTGTTGACGGTGCTGTTCCACCAGCTGTTCGACTCGCTGCAGCCGCTGCTGCCGGCGCTGTTCACGTTCGTGATGGTGTTCGTCACCGAACTGCTGGCGCACAAAGACGAGCTGATCGTGATGTTCTTCCAGTGGGTGCAGCTGCTGACCACCCTGGCTGAGAAGATGACCGGCGAGTTCATCCAAGCGCTGGCCGACATCATCCCGCTGCTGCCGCAGCTGATTGAGAACGGGTTGGCGTTCGCGCAGGTGCTGCTCGAACTGACCCAAACCTTGATGCCGTTGATCCTGCTGTTCTTCGACGCCACCAACAACAGCGGGCTGTGGGTGGTGGTTATCCTCACGTTGACCGGCTGGTTGAAGATCCTGCAGGTCGAGTTGGAGGGCGCGAAGATCTGGGTGAACTACCTGATCGCCGAGTTCAAGATCATCATGCAGGTCATCGGGTGGGTGATCGACCAGGTGTCGCGGCTGGTCGGCTGGATCGTGTCCGGGTTCAGCCAGATCAGCAGCGCAATCGGTGGGGCGTTGCACAGCGCCTACCAGGCGATCCTGAACTTCGGGGTCAGCATGTACAACGCCGGGGCCAACCTGATCTCCCAACTGATCGGCGGGATCAAATCGATGCTCGGTCCGGTCGGTAACGCGGTCGGCGCCGTGGTGCAGCGGGTCAAGGACTTCTTCAACTGGAGCCCCGCGAAACGCGGCCCGCTATCCGGACGCGGCGACATGCGCTACGCCGGGCAGAACCTGGTCGGACGGCTGGTCGAGGGCGTCCAGCAGGGGATGACCGAGGCGGAGCAGGCCGCCGCGACTCTCGCCGGGCTGTTCGGGGTGGGCGGGGCTGGGCGGTTCGCGTTTGCCGGAGTCGGCGGCGGTGCAGCCGGTGGGCAGCCTCCGCAGATCTACGCGTTGGTCCAGATCGGCGAACGGCCGGTCAGGGAGATGGTGCAGGCCACGCTCGTGGACAACCCGGAGATGGTCGCGAAGGCAACCAACGAAGGCAACCGGCAGGACGCGGCTATCACTGGGCGGAAACGGATCGGTGACACGTGACCGGTGAGATGTACTTCGGGGCCCCCGGGTCGCTGTTCGAGATCCCCCACCCCCGGGGCGGGGTCCAGACCAGCCGGATCCGGCCGAACTCGACGTTCCAGACCGCGTCGGGTGGGGCCCGGTTCGGTAAGACCGTCAATGGTAAACGGAAGTTTACCCTGAACTACGAGCGGCTGTTCCTGGACACCTACGCCGACCTGCTGCAATACGAACAGGGCCACATGGGGCCGGGGCCGTTCGTCCTGCACGACCCGTCCGCGACCAACTGGTTGACCCCGAACCAGGCCGCCGCGACCTCGCTGCGCAACGACCCGCTCGGGTTCACCATTGACGACTGCTCCTACACGGTCTACGACAACTACACCCGGTCGGCGGCGTCCGGGTGGGGCACCTCCACCTCCGGGCATGCCTGGAGCACGGTGTTGACTGCCGGGGCGATCTCGGCAGCGGTGTCGGTCAACGGCACCCAAGGGCAGGTCGCGCACAACGTGGTCGCAGCCGACTACACGTTGCTGCAACCCGGCACCTACATGGACACCTACCAGGAGATCGACGTCCAGGTCCCACTGTACGTCACCCAGACCAGCCCGCTGCAGTGGTTCGACGGTGCGCCGACCACCGGCGAGTGCGACACCCTGCTGTTGGCGCGGTACGTCGACGCGAACAACACCTACCGGGTGTTCTGTTCGTTCCAGTCGAACGGGTTCGTCTCGATCTACCTGGATGAGCTGCTGGCCAGCGCCAGCACCACCCTGGACAGCGAACTGGACGCGATTGCGTACGAGCCGGGCCGGCCGTTGCGGGTCGCGTTCGAGGTTACCGGCGACACTGCGCGGGCGAAGGTGTGGGACCCGTCGGCCGGGTCGCCGCCCGAAGCTTGGACGGTCACCTCGAGCCTGGCGACCAGGATCTTCAGCGGCCAGTGCGGGGTCCGGACCCGGACCAATGCTGGTAACACCAACACGTTCCCGTTCACGGTCTCGTTCGACAACTACGTGTTGAAGCGGTGCGACGCGGCGTTGCTCGCCTACGACAACTACACCCGGACTATCTCCGGGTCGTGGGGGACCGCCGACGACACCGTCCATTCATGGGGGACGTTGGTCGGTGCGCCGAACGCGTTCAACGTCAACGGCACCACCGGGCGGATCACATTGATCGGCGCCGCGAACACCACCTACTCGGCTGTGTTCGGGACGTTCTCCGAGTTCAACATGCGGCTGCAGCTGACCAACACCTGCTCGGCCACTCCGACCGGCGCCAGCATCACCACCAACATCGACTTCCCCTACGTCGACACCAACAACTACTACCGGCTGCAGATCGTCCGGACCACCACCAACACGGTCACCGCCGAACTGATCAAAGTGATCAGCGGGGTCACCACCAGCCTCGACGGGCCGGACACTATCTCCGGGGTGAACGCCACCTCCAACCTGTCGATCGAGATGACCCGGGACGCGGATCAGATCGGCGGGCATGGGCAGGTTTTCTGCCGGATCTGGCTCGCCACCGGGACCAAACCGACCGGGATCACCCTGACCACCACCGACACGACATTGGCCGGGAAGGGCAGCCTGCGGCTCGGGGCGATCCGCAACACCTCCAACACCAACACCAACCCGGTGGTCAGCTTCGACAGTGTCACCGTCGACTACCTGGCCACACCGTCGGTGTTGACCTCCACCCCGACCCCGGTCGCCCGGGGGCCCCGGGCGTTGGAGTGGACCCACAACGGGCTGACCGGGCTGCAGGTCCCCTGGCTCACGATCGACCCGCCGGTCCGGGAATGGCCCGGGATCCCGGTCATCTCCAACCAGGCGATCATCCTGTCGATGCAGGCCCGGGGCGGCGGGACCGACGCGATCGTCACCCTGACCCCGAAGCTGATCTGGCTGAACTACAACTGGTGCCCGATCTCGATCACCTCCGGCACCCCGGTCGTGACCTCGACCAGCTACGCCTCCATGACCGTATCCGGGACCCCGCCGTCGGGGGCCGCGTACGTGTCGTGCGTAGTCGAGGCCACCTCCGGGTTGACGGCCGGGTCGATCATCTACCTGGACCAGTTCCAGTTGGAACGCGGCTCGAGCGTCACCGAATGGCGACCCGGGACCGGTATCTTCCCAGTGGCGTTGGTATCGTTGAACGAACAATGGCCGTGGCAGGCGTGGGACTACCGCGAATCGGCGACGTTGGTGTTGCAGGAGACGGGGCCGTAATGCAGACCAGTCTGATCAGCCTCGGGCAGGCGTTGCGAGCCGGCGCAGTCACCTGGGATCCGCTGTTGTTCGCCGACTGGGCCGACGACGGGAACGGCGAACGCGGGTCGATCGACGACCTGTCCGGACAGGCCGGCTCCATCCAGGTGTCGCATTCGATGGATGACGGGATGCCGGATGAGGTGTCGTTCTTGTCCGGCGGGGTCCCGACGTTGCGGACCAACCTGTCTGGCCGGGAGCCGTTGGACGGCACCGAGTATTTCTCGCCGTTCCGGACCGACTCGCCGATCTACGGGTACGATCGTGACGTCGCCGACGTAAGGCTGGACATCGCCGCTGTCACGGCGGAAGGCATGGAGAACATCCGGGTGTTCACCGGGATCATGCGCGACACCCCGGTGCAGGGCGGGCGGGCCACGTTGCAGGCCGCGTCGGAGGCCCGGCTGTTGATGAGCAAGGTGGTCCAACCGCAGGCGAAGGCCCGCTCGAGTGGCGCCGACTCCGGGATCGTCTACGGCCTGACCGCGACCCACCCGATCACCTGGGCGTTGCACAAGGCAGACATGGACGCGTCGCCCCCCCACCCCGACGAGGGGGTGATCTTGTGGATGCCGCTGCACGGTAGCGGCCACGCCTACCACCCCGACGTCAACCTAGATATGCAGCAGAACGGCGACGGGATGCTGCACGCCTACACCGTCGATGCGTCCGGTGCGTCGGACCTGAACGCCGAGCCGATCTGGATCCGGGGGCCGTACGTCGGGGCGTCGTTCGCTGAGGTCCAAACCGATGGGGTGCGGGCGTTCTGGGGTGGGACGTTCAACACCAACACCGCCAACTCCCCCAGGGTGTGCGGGATCGCCGACGACGGCCAGGCGAAGATGATGTCCCAGGGGGCATACGACGCCGCTGCCGTGACCCGGCTCGAGTTCTGGGTCCGGGGCGACACCGCCGCGAACGTCAACACCACCCCGTCCGGGTCGGCGATCTTCGCCGACACCCACAGCATCTATACCGGCAAATCAGCCGCATATGTCAGCCTCAGCATGCGGTACGACTCGTTCCTGTCCGGGTTCGCGATGGGGATCGACTCGAGCCGGAACCTTTACATCTCGACCTGGGACAACACCGCCCAGAATCACAAACGGACCGGTCCGGCGCTGCCGTCGGATGGGGCGTGGCATTTCGTCGGGTTGGCGTTCGACCCAGCCGGTGCGAAGGTCTGGTTCAACCTGGACGGTGTGATCACCACCAACACCATCTCCCCGGCGATCGTCCGGGCCAACCTCCCGCCGCTGGACTACACCACCAGCAACATCTTGACGATCAACACGTTCCTGCCGGTCGCGGAGTTCCTACTCACCGGCTACCCGGTCGATTCCGACTTCCCCACCATCGCGAACCCGGACACCGGCAACCCCTGGCTGAACAACCAGGGTTGGGAGCAACGCTCGCACGTCTACCCGTCGTGCCTACAGCTGGAGACCCTGTCCGACCCGACCCCGAGCGAGGTGTGGCAGCTGATCGCCTCCTACGCCAGGGCCGAATACGCGGCGATGACCCTCAGCGAACACGACCACTTCTACTACTGGCCACGCGGGTATTTCGCCACCGTCGCCGGGCAGACGGTCGCGCAGGAGCTGACCTCGGACTACGACACCGCCATCCCGCAGGTCGATCTGGACCACACCCGGATCCGTACCGCGTGTCGGGTGTCGTACCAGCAGACCCGGGTGGCGCAGATCGTCAACACCGAGGTGGTCGAAGTTCGGGAGTTCGTCGTATTCCCACCCGGTACGACTGAGTTCCAGGTCGCGTTCGACCACGCCGCCGTCGGGGTGGTAGGCGGGACGATGGAGCTGTTAACCGCGACCCAGGTCGCCGGGGGTGGTTTGAACCCCCAACGCAGCTACCTGTCGCTGGCGTTGGACGCCGACGCGATCACCGGCTACGCGACATCAGCTGAGGCCCAGGTCACCATCACCGACTGGTGGGGCGGTGGGGCGACGATCCAAATCGTGAACAGCTACGGCGGGCCGCTGTACCTGTTCAACGATGGCGACACCTACCCACACCTGGGGGTGTACGGCCGGATTGTGTCCTCGAGCCGGCTGGCGGTGGTCGAATCCTACGACGCGGGGGTCACCGTCCGGGGAGAACGCGGTTTGACGTTGACGTTGGATCGGGTCCAGCGGGAAGAAGACGCCCGCCGGATGGCCCGGCGGATCGTAGTCCCGCAGTCGTTCCCGATCCCGGTCATCCGTTCGGTGCAGATGTTCGGCGACCCGCGCCGGCAGGTCGGGGATCTGATCCAGTACAGCGATGAGTTCAAGACCGGCGCGGCTGGGAAATGGCGGATCCACGCGGTGGGTCACACCGTCGACGGGGCCAGTTACACTCAGGAGGTCGCCGCCCAACGGGCGGAGTTGGTCGGGACGTGGGGCGACGGGGTGTCGACCTGGGGCAGCGGCGTCTGGGCCGGGCTGGAGGAGGCGTAAATGACGATCGTTGCCCCAGTCGACGGCGACCCGATCGACCCGCAGTGGGCGCAGGACATCACCACGCTGATCAACTCGTTGGATTCAGCCAGCCAAGCCGAATCGGGTGTCTGGACCGCTTACACCCCGACCTGGACCAACGGCGGCAGTATCGGCAACGGCACCCTGACCGGGCGGTACAAGCAGGTCGGCAAGACCGTCCGGTTGAAGATCTACCTGTTGGCCGGGTCGACCACCACGTTCGGGGCGGGGGTGTGGTCCTGGAGCCTGCCGGTCACCGCGTTGGTCACCGCACGCGACTGCGGCTCGGTGTACATGTTGGATGCGGGGACGGCGAACCGCAGCGGGTCGTGCCTGTTGAACACCACCACTTCGCTGTTCGCGATCTCGTCGGCCGACGGCGATGTCAGCCCGACCGTCCCCCAAACTTGGGCGGTCAACGATGCATTCGTCGCCAGCATCACCTACGAGGCAGCATAGAGGGGAGTCGGGGATGGTCGAGTTTGTCGCCCTGCCAACCGGGGGGCAGTACATGGCGGACGGGCATGGGCAGGCCGAGAAGGACCTGCGGGACGGGTTGGCTGCTACGCTGGGGGATGTGCAGCAGGCTGGAGCGGCGATCTTGGCGGAGGCGTGGTACGCCGACGGGCATGGATTCGGCCACGACTGCGCACTGCACCAGGATGTGGACCAGTCGATGTGGGCGCCGGGTTGCCACGACGGGGGGTTCCGGCCGGTGACGGTCGCCACCGTACGGTCGAGCCCGGGGGGAGTGAGGCGGGCAAATGGTTGACCTGCGAGAGCCGACCCAGCTGCGGGTGGAGATGCTCGACAAGGACGACAGGCTGGTGTCGGAGGTGATCCTCGGCGACGACGAACCGGTGGTCTCGCCAGAACAGGCCGCCTCGATGGCGTTGCACGCCGACACGGTGACCCGGGCGAAGGTGTACGACATGGCCGGGGTGCTGCTGCTGGACCGTAGAAAGGACCCGGACGGCAATGGGTATCTGGACGCCTGAAGCCACATACGTCGGCCCGACCCCGAACAAGGGCGGGTCGATGCTGGAACAACGCGGGTTAGTGCTGCACGTGATGCAGGGCACCCTGGCCGGTTCGGTCAGCTGGGGCAAGAACCCAGCCTCGAGCATGTCGTTCCATTTCGGGACCCGCAAATCCGACGGGTTGGTGCAGCAGCTGGTCGACACCAGCATCGCCGCGTGGACCCAATGCAACGGCAACGGCCGTTGGATCTCGGTCGAGAACGAGGACTACTCGGGGAATCCACTGTCGGACGCCCAGATCGAATCGATCGCCAGGCTGTACGCCCGGGGCCACCGCGAATACAGCTGGCCGTTCCAGATCGCCGACAGCCCAAACGGCCGGGGTTTGGGCTGGCACGGGATGGGCGGGGTCGATTGGTGCAACCACCCGACTTGCCCCGGCGAGCCAATCAAGCAGCAACGTCCGGCGATCCTCGCGCGGGCCGAGCAGATCGTGAACGGTGGATCCACACCGGTACAGCAACTAGAAGGAGCAGACATGTTGATCGCGAAGTCGGGCGCTGGCCCGAACGGCGAGGACACCGACCACAGCCGCTGGTGGTGCGGTACGGGCGTCCACTTCGTCGAGATCACCAAGGCGGAAGCCGACACCAGGATCCACGCGCTGCGCAACTTCTACGGCGCCCCGAACGCCACCATCCTGACCTGGGGCGACTCCTCGCCGGAGGCCGTCCAGCGCAACATCGGCCCGGTTGCGGCCGGGACAGCCCCGGGCGGCGGGCCTGTGCCGTTGACCTACGACCAGACGGTCCAGGCGGCTCGCGACGGCGCCAACCTAGCCGAAGACAGTTAGCCGTGGGCTCCCCCCTGGGAACGCCCCACCCGGCAGAGAGGGAGCACCCGTGGTTGACTGGAACCGGAGTTGCTGAACACCCTGGTCACCGGCGGGGTGATCGCCTCCCTGGTGGGGGCGATGATCACCCTGGTCCGGATGGCGGTCTCAGCGGAGCGGCGCCGCGCCGACGATTGGCGTACCGCCGCGACGACCTCGGCCGAGGCGAACAAGGTCCTGTCGGGCAACCTCGAGAAGCTGATCAACACGGTGGACCAGATGGCCAACGCGCAGCACGAGATGATGCAACTGCTGCGGAAGGTGGCAGACGGGGGCCCGTCGTGATCAGGTGGCCCTGGCGCGGGCGGGTGGGGAAACACCGCAACGGCAGTGCTGCCAAGCAGGCGGTCCAACAGGCTCAGGATTCGCTGGCCAGCGCGACCCGCCAGACCGGACACGCCGACCAGGTGGCGGAACGCGGCCGGGCTATGGCCGACCGGGCTAGCTGGTTTACTCAAGACATGGAACGGGCGTTGCACCTGAGACGGGGGTCAGCGTGAGGGGGGTCCTTACTGCCCTGGTCGTCCTGTCCATCGCCGTCACGACGTGGTTCGTGCTCCGGTTGGGCAACCCGCAGCGCAGCGCCGACCCGTCGGCGGCGTGGCTGTGGGCTCTGCTCGGCTGGGTCACGATCGCACTCGATGTCCTGCTGCTGCTGATCCTGCTGCACATCCGGTACCCCGCGTGGGTGGCGGCGGCGGTTCTGACAGCGCAGGACATCATCTACGTGTGGCGGTCGGTCCGGTTGGAGAAAGCCCGCAGGGCGGACAGGGAGAACAGCTGATGGATGTCAAGGCGTGGGTTTATGCCGGGTTGCGGACCTTCGCGCAGGCGTTGTGGGCGTTGCTGGTGACGTTCCTGGCGAAGAAAGGGATCACCCTGCCGGACGCCCTGCAGGGCTGGTTCGTCGACGTGGTGATCCTGTCGACGGTGATCGGGGCGGCGACGTCGGGGATCCGGTGGATGGAGACCCGCAAGGGCGACCAGTGGCATGCGAGGCTGCTCCGTGGGATCGCCCACATCCTGATGCTCGGCTTGTCGGCGAAACAGCCGACCTATTCGACGTCGGATTCGCGGGCGGCGGCGGTGGAGGTCACCCACGCGAACGGTCAGGTTGTGTCGAGCTTGCGCGAGTGATAGCGTAGCTGGAGGCCAGACAAGCAGCAGCCCCCCCGACCGACGTCCGGGGGGGCTGATGCTATTCTGGGGGGGTTCCCTCGGTCTGCATCGGTGGCAGCCCCCCGCGACCCGGGGGGCTGTCATTTAACAACGGGCAGCGGATGGTGATCACCCATTTGCCGAACCGGTACCGGGCCCACATCTGCAGACCCGCGACCGCAGCCGGGTCGTCGTACTCCCACTGGAATCCGCCGCCGTAGGGTCGGGTCAGTCGTTGCGGATCCACAGCCGGCCGTCGTCCCCCCGGATGTGCCCGGTCTCGATGTGCCCAGCACCGAGCAACGTCCCATACATGGACACCATCGCCTGGTGGGCGTTGCGGATCGCAACCAACCGCTGGTACGGGTAGAAGTCCCGCAGCAGGGTCTTGCCCATGTACTTGTCGTCGATCTGCGACCCGTCGGCCAACGCCATCCGGCCTTGCTGTTGGGCTGCGCCTTTCTCCGCAGCCTCAGCTTCGTACGCCTCGATCTTGGCCTGGGTCCGTTCGGCCTGGTCGGCGTGCCAGATCATCTTCGCGTGGTTGCTGCTACGGCCGGATATCTTCGCCACGGTGGGCCTCCCGGTCGTGTTCGACCAGCAGCTGGCACCAGCCGGGCAGGTCGGGCATGAACATCTTACGGTAGACGTCGCTGCACCGGGCCTGCCCGTCGCGGCCGTCTTTCAACACCGACACCCCGGCCAGGATGACGTAATCGACCTCCCCGTCGGTGCTGTGGATGGTGACCTCGGTGGGGCGGATCCTGTGGCTGTGGTGCCGGCGCGGGATCGGCGCCGCACCGATGACCTTGTATTCGGTGGTCCGCTCCCGGGAGGTGAATGTCGTCTCGGCGGTGATCTCCGGGACCAGGTCGCCGGTTTGGCGCAGAGTGAACGGTTCGCCGGTCATGCCGCTGCCTCCTCGGCCTTCGCCGGGGTGGCCTTGCGGGGCCGCCCGCCGCGACGCTTCGGCGCCTCCAGCTCCGGCTTGGGCTCGGCGACGATCGGCAGCGGGTAGGCCAGCTGGACCCGGGCGATCTGCGCGGTGGACAACGCCCAGACGGTGTCGTTGTCGGTCCGCAGGATCAACAGGTCGGAGTTGGATCCGGTGGTGGTGGCGGCGACGGCGACAAGCTCGCCGACGTACTGCTGGTCGCCCATGGCGGCGACCCGGCCGAACCAGCGCTCGAGCACGACCCGGTGTCCGACGAACGGGCGCATGATCTCCTTACGGGCTGGGCGCTTCAAACGCCACAGGGGGGTCTCGATCGGGTCGAGTTCGCCCCGGACGGGCTTGGTGCCGACGGTCTGGTCGAATAGGGAGATCGGCTCCGCCGGGGCAGCAGGGGCGGTGGTCGTGGGGTCGGACATGGTCAGTTCTCCTTCTGGTTGAGGTACTGCAGGTAGGCGGATTGGCGGATTCGGAACTGGCGCCCCACCCTAACGCTGGTGATGGCGCCGGTGCTGAGCAGCCGGAAGACGGTCATCTTCGACACCCGCAGGTCGCGGGCGATCTCGGCGGGGGTCAGGAACGGGTCGTCGTCGTTCATAGCAGTTCCAACCCGGGGAAGTAGTAGATGTGCTCGTCCAGGACGCGGGGGCCGGTCCGGACGATCGCGGCGAGCAGGTGTGCGTCGCCGACCCCGATGTGGTGTACGGCGGCGAGGATCAGCAGCGCGAGTTTCTGTGCCGACCCGACCAGGGCGGGGTGTCCGTTGTGGGCGTGGGTGGTGCGGATCCCGGCGTCGCGGTTCATCGCGAGCCACCGGTCGGTGTTGACGATCAGGGTGACCTTCTGCTCGTCGGCGGGGGCGGTCATGGCAGGGCTCCGATGCTGGTCACTTTCAGGACGACCGAGGGCCGTTCGGTCTGCGGGAACCACATCCGGCCGACCACGTCCCACACCCAACCGTCGATGACCATCAGATCGCCGACGGCGGGGACGTGCTCGAAGCCGAGCCGTGCAACGTCCCGATGCGGCGGGTTGCCGTCGACCAGCCGCAGCCATATCGCGCCCTGGCTATCGGACATCGGGACCCCCCCAGGGCTTCGGACCGTTGTCGAATGCCGTCTGCAGTCGGGCCATCCGGGCGTCCCACTCCGGGGTGTGGACCAGCCCCCGGGCCTTCTCGGAGTTGTAGTGCGCCAGCTGGGAGATCCAGTCGGCGTTCGCTCGAGCCCACCGGCGGTACTCGGGGTCGGTCCTGCGTCTGAACATCTCGTGCCCTCTCTGTCGGGTTTCACGTGGATCCGGGAATACAGCGAGGGGGCCGCCGTAGCGACCCCCTCGATGTGTCAGACTGCCACCGTCTCAAGCTCGGTGTCCGCCTGGCGCGCAAGTTCGATGGCCTTCTTCGCCGCGCCGCGCCCACATCCGGTCGCCCGCATCAGCTGTACGAGCGAGATGTCCGGAGCCTGTACGGCCAGTTCGCGTGCCTTCTGGGCTGCCACCATGCGCTGCTTGTTAAGCTGGCGCTGGTCGACGGTGGGCTCGCTCGTCGCAACCTCGGTCGTGACAACCGCATCGAATCCCCGGGCGAGGTTCGCCTCGGCCTTAAGCTCCATCTCCTCGATCTTGGCGAAGTTCGGCTCGACCAGAACCTTCAGGATCTGGGCGGCCGGGATCACCCCGACGATGAACCCCGCCAGGACCCGCAGGATCCAGTGGGGGGCTGGCGCCATCACGTTGACCGCGACGGAAGCCGAGACGGGCAGCACCATGATGTACATGGCGACCTTTTTGGAGCGGTCGGACGCGGCGGGCTCGCCAGCGATCCGGATGCAGTTGACGATCAGCAGGTCTGCGGCGATCGGGACTCCGCCTACCAGCAGCAGCATTCCCAGGATGTGAGTCAGCTCTTGGAGGAGCAGGGCGTAGTTGCCCACTGGGGTTGTCACGTGCAGGTATGGGAGGATCAGCCCGAGCAGAAACGCGATCTGGTGGGGCATTGAGACGCCGAGTGCGATCTTCGTGATGCGAACGCTGTTCTTCGCGATCTCGTCGAGCGCGTCGAGCATCTTCCGTGCCGCGCCCTTCGCGTGTTCCCGTGCGAAGAGCGCCGCCTGGCTCACCCCGCGAGGGGCGTCATCAGGCGTTGTCTTGGTGGCAGGGGTGGCGGTGTCGGCATTCATGCCGATCTCCTTCCGGTTGTGGTTCCGGGCTGACTCCCGGTGCGGGGGGTGGGTTCGGCGCGGCTCCTGCCGACGAGGTCAGCGCCGGCAGGGCACCCCTGCCGGGCGCCGCGCGCCCCACACCCCCCTGATCGGGGGTCAGAACCGGGGGCCACTGCCCCCTGCTCTGTCTGTTCCGCTGTGAAGTTCTCAAGGTCCGGGTCTCGCCGGGGTCCGCCCCGGGGGGCGTCCGGTCCGGCTGGACTGCGTCCATTTTACCACAGTGCCACCGCCCGTGTCAAGTCCGATTCCACACGACTTGCCACCGGGGGTGTCGGGATGGTTTCCTAGACGCTGGATGAGAGGAGCCGGAACATGGTCAACGACCACAGGGTCAACCACAAGCAGCGCCAAGGCGTCGCCCGCACCAGGTGGACCTCCGAGCAGTACGACCGGTACAACGACCCGCTAGTCGACATCGAACTTGCCGCAGCAGACACCGGACGGAGGCCCGAACCGTTGGTCCGGGTCACCATGACCCACCAGACCGCCCGCCAGATCATGGTCGCGCTCGGGATCAACTCCACCCGGTACGGGCGGGAGGTCCGGCAGTTCCTGACCGGGCTGAACATCATGCTGATCGGGATGGTCGCCGGGCCGGAACCGAGCACCCCCCACGGGCCGGGCCACGGCTGCCGCACGTGCCGGATCCTGAAGCCGATCCACCCCGGGTCGGCGTGTTGCAACGCCTGCTTCTGGGAGAACCCGGAGCAGTTCATCGAGTTCCCGACCGTCTGTGAGCACCGGCTCGAGGCGCTCGATGTCTAGCCACATCGTCCAGGTCCGACCCGCCGAGAAGATGGACGCGATCGGGCTGTTCGAGGCCGTGTGTCTCGAACCGGGCTGCCCCTACCGGTCCGCACCCGCGACCTCGATGCGGGCGATGAAAGCAGGCACCGACCATCAGCGCGCCAAGCAGTACCCGGAGCACGTCAAGATGCAGGCGGTCGCAGACCACAGCCAGGCCATCGGGGAGTTCCTGGAGAGCAGCGGTTGGGCCCTGGCCGAGTGGGCATGCATCCACTGCGGGGCGGCGCTGTCCGGCCCGCGCCGCGACCCTGATCTCCCGCGCGACGGGGACTGCTGCAATAACCCCGTCCTGCGGTTGTTGGAGGTCGGTTGGCCGCTGCAGCGGGTCCTCGCGCAGTACTTCAAGGTCGACCTGGACCGGCTCGAGCAGGAGAAACGCGCCATGTTGGGCGCCCTGCGCGGGGAGGCCGGCCGTGGTTAGCCTCCGACCGCAGGACCTGCCCCAGCTGCGCGATGAGCTGGCCCGGTTCGGCCAGACCGACATCGGCGCCGCGATGTTCACCCTGGTCGACCAGTACGACAGCGACACCGCCGCCACCGCAGAGTCGATGACCCAGGCGTTGCAGCTGGCCGACGCGACCCTGTTCTACGTCACCCCGGAGATGTGCGAACTGGTCGACGTCGCCGCCCGGACCCTCCCCGAGTTTGCCATGTCACCCGACGACCCGCCATCGCAGGTCGGGCTGGCCTGGCTGGCCCGCCCCATCTGCGACGTGACGATGGACGTCCCGCCCAGGCCGATCGCCGCCTGCGCGACCTCCTGGATCACCACCGGCGGGACCGTCCGGCTGTCGCAGCACCTGGAACGCGACACCCTGCCGATCGACCGGCGGATCCGGGACGAACTGCCCGGATTGGGGTTCCCGGTTGTGTTCCCGATGGGCGCCTGGGATGCCCCGCTGGACGAACAGGGGATGCCGGTCGCGGTGTCGAACGGCGCCACCCGGCACATCCTGGCGGCGATCAAAACCCTGTGGTTGTTGCTGCGACAACCGATGACTGAACAGGAGGAGGTGGTCCTGCCTCGGCCGGTCCGTCGCCGGCTGGCGCGGGAGGGCAAGGAACCGCCGCCGGTGCGGGTGATCCGGCTGCGCCGCCCGCCGGGGCGTAGCGGTGAACCGGGGGAGCCGGTGCAGTGGCACCACCGGTGGATTGTGCGGGGCCATTGGCGGCAGCAGCCGTTCGGGCCTGGTCGGGGTCTGCGCCGCCCGGTGTGGATCTCGCCGTTTGTTAAGGGGCCGGAGGATGCCCCGTTGATAGGAGGAGAGAAGGTGCATCTACTGTGAACGTCGACTACTCCCAGCCAGATCCGCGTGAGGCCAAGCTGCCGATGTGGGCCCGCCAACGGCTGGCGGGGACGCGCGCCTGGGCAGCGCACGCCCGGGACCAGCAGCAGGAGGCGCAGGCTGCCGCCCAGCAGGCGATCGCTGGCACCGACCCGTCGGTCACCGACACCGTCTACGTGTTGGAGATGGGGGCGACGGCCAGCGAGGTGGGGTTGCCGCCGGGGCAGGTGGTCCGGTTCAAGCTGGGCCCGAAGCAGGGGATCGATGCCCAGGTGGTCGCCGGGAGAGTGGAGCTGTCGGCGCACCGGGGGCAGCAGCTGGTGTTGCGTTCCCGGTTCCAGAACGAGGTGCACGTCCAGGTCGAGCCGTGACCTGGTCGGAGTTCAGCCATGTATGGTCGGCGCTCGACAGGAGGATTCTGATGGGAGACAGGAAGATGGAGACACGCAGGTCACAGCTGGACCGGGAGATCGCCCGGCACCGCGACAAGCTCGAACGGGCCGAGGCCATGCGGGAGCAGCTGGCGGGCATCCCGGACACGGATCCGTTCCCGGACGGGATGGTCCTGGTGTTCGACGCCCATTTTGCTGGCAACGGGCCGACCTACTCGTACGCTGCGCTGCGCGCGGCGGGCAAGTGGTACCGGACGGGGCAGGTGGGGGCCCAGGGGCTTGGCGTGCTCTGGGCGGAGTTGGTCGATTGGTGGCTCGAGCACAAGGTGGACATGGTCGGGTTCTACGAGCAGACCTCGGTGCACAGTCTGGGCGACCTGCCGCAGCCACCGGCACCGCCGGAGGAGGTCGAGACCCGGGGCGGGCGGGTCCACAAGGACGGCACGCCGATCAGGGAGTTCCCGGTTGTGTTCTGCGGCAACTCGGGCGAGGACCACGACGGGCACATCTGGCATTCCAGCGACACTGGGACAGCCCGGTGGTGCGCCGGGCAGGGGACGCTGTCCTGCGAGGACACGGGCCGCGCCGCATCCCACGGGCCGCACGTATGGCACCAGGACGGTCGGCGCCTCCACTGCATGGGCGGGTGACATCCGACTTGACACCGGGTGTGTCATCTGGTAGTATGGGTTCTGGGGGGAACACACCCCCCGGCCCCGCCAGAGAGAGGGAACCCGAGATGACTGAGCCCCGCACCCTCACCCGCAACGCCAGCCTCCCCGACATCCACAACCTGCTGCTCGGACAGCACGCCCGCAAGATCGACATCATCGCCCCCATCGGCGCACTTCAGGCCGATGGGGGTCGCCTTGTCGTCCGGGGCGAACCGCAGGTCACCACCGACGGAGTCTCCCCCGACAGCGTGTTCCTCCCGACCGCCCTATGCGACGGCGGGATCGCCGATAGGGTCGGACACGACCTGACCGCCAAGTACCTGTCCACCTGCCGCGAGAAGGCCATCGACCTGTACGACCAGAACGTCAACACCTGGCTGCAGCACCCCGACAACGCCGGCAAGCGGTTCCTCGTCCGGGGTCTGACCAACGACGACGGCACCGCAATCGCCCGCGCGTTCCTGTCCGACAGCTACAAGGTCATCGACAACATCGACGTCCTGATGACCGTCCTGGACGGGCTGCGCGAAGCCGGAGTCGACGTCGAGGTCACCTCGTGCGATCTGACCGACCGCAGGATGTACCTGCGGGTCAAGTCCGAAGCCGTCGCCCTGGCCGTCCCCGAACTGGTCCGGGGCTACCGCAGCCCCTACAACGGCAAGACCGGCGAGGAACTGCCGCTGATGTTCGCCGGGTTCGAGGTGTCGAACTCGGAGGTCGGACACGGCGCGTTCTCGATCGCCCCCCGGGTGATCCTGCAGGTCTGCGGCAACGGCTCGACCCGCCGGTTCGACGCGGTCCGCTCGCAGCACCTGGGCGGGAAGCTCGAAGACGAGGGGACCATCGTCTGGTCCCAGGCAACCCAGGAGAAGAACCTCGCGCTGATCCGGTCCAAGACGGTCGACGCGGTCAAGGGGTTCCTGTCCAGCGAGTACCTGCAGAAGGTGGCCGGCGAGATGGCCGCCGAGGCTGGGGTGGAGATCGCGAAGCCGGAGGAGACCATCAAGCACGTCGCGAAGACGATGCGCTACACCGAGGAGCAGCAGGCCGACATCCTGCGGATGTTCATCAAGGGCGGGTCGACCACCGCGATCGGCGTGATGCACGCGGTGACCGCGTCGGCGCAGGGCCAGCCCGACGCCGACCTGGCGGCGGACATGGAGGCGGACTCGATGCGGGTCCTGTCGCTGGCTGCCGCGCACGGGCGGGCCACCCGCTAACCGGACCGGCCCCCACCCCCTGGGGGGGGTGGGGGCCTCCTCCCCGTCACGAAGGAGAAGCCATGAGCAAGATAACCACCAACCCGGTCAGCTACAACGGCGAACCTCGGGCCCTGCCCGACGTGGTCAGCGAGCACTACACCGCGATCGACGGGGTGGAGGTTATCGCCCGCGAGTTGGCGACCTCACCGCACCCCCGGTGGAAAGACCAACACCCGCAGACCCACCACTTCGTCACCAAGCTGCTGCTGGCAGACAGCCGTGAGATCTACGAGTGCAACCACTGCCACCTGCACGACCCCGTGTTGAAGTCGGTCACCGCCCACCAGAGCAAGCACCGGCCCAACCCGCCGCAGCCGTTGACCGACCTGGAGACGTTGAAGACGGTCCTGCGGGAGGTCGAGCGGGCCCGCCGACTGTACGGGGTGGGCCGGTACGGTAAGTACGCGGTGGAAGCGCTGACCCGGCTCGGGGTCCGCCCGGCGACCGGCGATGAGTGGACGGTGGCGAAGGTGACCAGCCTGTACGGTTCCTACAAGGACCGCTACCCGGTCCGGGCGCCGAAGATCACCCCCCGGTCCAAGCCCAAGCCGACTGCTGCCGCACGGCCGGTGCCGGCCCCGGCTGTTGCAGCGCCGGCCCCCGGTCAGGCGGTGGTGTCCAGCAGCGACCGGGATCTGATGCAGCTGTTGGTTCAGGTCGACGCCGCGATCCACCACGCGATGCGTCTGGTCGCGTCGGTGAACGCCCCGGACGAGCAGATCGTGGAGAAGGCCGCCATGCTGGACCGGCTGGTCGCCGGTCTGGGCGAGGACACGATCAACAAACTGCTGGCCTAAACCGCATCCTCCGACACCTCTCTGGCCTCGGCCGGGGGGGTGTCGCTGTGTGTGGGTTCGGTGTTGTCCGCCTCGTCCCGCTGCTGGTCCTGCTCGCCCTTCGGGGCGCGGATGACCACACAGGTTGCCAGGGTGGCGATCGAGTTAGCGTCGACCGACAGGAACACCGGATCCCCGGTGCGCATATCGGTTGCCCGGTTGAACACCAGCAGCGTCTTGCCCTGCCGGGCTTCGGACCACGTCCGTGTCATGTACTCGTGGACCTGGTCCTCCTGTGCGTCCGGGTCGGTGTCGTCGGGCAGTTCCATCGAGTCGACCACCTGCGCGCGGTGTCCGCTGACCAGGGTCATGTCAATCACAAACTCAACCTTCACGGTGCCTCTCCTTGTGTCTCCGGCGGTGGGGGGCTATCGACATCCCCCCGTGGGGGTCTCAGTGTCTCCGTGACCAGCGGAAGTACCTTCGCGATACCTTCGGACGGCGGCCCGTGCGGGTCCAGTGCTGCCATCCGGGCGACGTTGATGAACAGAGCGCCGGTGGGCAGGCCGTGGCTGCGGACCGGGATGGTGTTGATGATCGGACGCCACGCTGCTTCGACTGCTTTCCACACCCCGGGTGATCCGGCGACCCGGATCTGGTCGGTCGGGTTGACTAGCCGTTCCAACGGGTTCGGCTCGGTGTCCCAGATTGGGCTGTACCCCAGGTCGAGTGTCTCGTACAGCCTGGCGAGGTTGTCTAGTTCGGGTTGGGCTATCGGGTGGGTGACGACGGTGGGCAGTGGCCGGACCCGGATCGGGCCGGTCGCCAGCTGCATCCATGTCAACGGGTCGGTGGGTTGGCATATGAAGATCAGGTCGCAGTAGTCGGCGAGGGTGTCGAGCCGGCTGGTGGTGGGGATGGTCCACCGGTCCAGCAGGTCCAGCATCTCCGCGTCGGTGTCGGGTGGGGGTGCCCAGACCATCCCGTGGGGGTGGTAGGCGACCACGGAGTGGTACCCGTAGTCGCGCATCGCCAACGCGAGCGGGATGCCGCGTTCCCAGTCGAGCCCGATGACCCCGATGCGTTGCCTCACGCTGTCACCTCTCAGATTGCCGATGAGAACCCGGACACGGCCTCGCGTGGGTGTTCGACCTCGCGCACCAGCCGGCGCAGGGTGGCCTCCAACGCTGGGTTGCCGGCCAGTTCGGGCAGCTTTGAGAGGCGTACGCCGTTCAGGTTGACCACCGGGGTGCAGACGCCCACCGGATCTGGGTTCGTCACCGGGCGTCTCCTTGTCCCGGGACCCCGGAGGTGTTCCCGCCGTCGGCATGGTACCGCCAGGTCCGCTCCGCCAGGTGCACCATCTGCTGGTTGTTCCTGACCGCGTACTGCGACAACCCGACGATGTGGTACCAATCCTCGTTGCCGTATTTCTGGCTGTCTCCCTGGAACGGGTCGTTGATGAACCCGACCGCCTGGGCGGCGTCGGTCCGGACCAGGAACGTGATCGTGGTGTGGTGCGGGGTGGCCGGGTTGAACGGGATCCCGAAATGACCTAGCGGGTCGTTGTCCTCGGTCATCCACGGGAATACGAACATCGCCCCGGTTGCCTCCGCGACCTCCAGACACCGTTGCAGATGCTGCGGCAGCCACTCGTCGTCCGAATCGCACCACGCCATCCACTCGGTCTGGATCTGGTCGAGGATCTGCTGGCGGGTCCAGCCGGCGCCCCGGGCGTCGCGGTCGTTCACCACCAGGATCCGGTCGGGTTGGCGGGTCTGGCTGATGATCGACCGCAGCGCCCGCTCGAGCTTGCCGTTGGTGAACCGGGCAGGATGGGCGGCGACGCAGGCGGTGACGGCACCCGGGATCAAGGTCCGGTCCAGGTAGTGCTCCAGCGAGTACACCGCTTCGGTCTTGGCCTCGATCGCCTCGGTCACGTCACCGATCAACTCACCCATGCCCGCCTCCATGCTCATGTAGAATCCACCAGGTCGCCCACGGCAGGTCCATATTCCACCGGACCGGCGCCGGCCCCAGCTGCGACAGCCGCAGCAACACCGGCAGCGACAGCTGATCCTGATGCGACCAGTTCACACACTCGACCCACCACAGATCCGACAGGGCCAACACCGCCGGGGTGTGGCGTCGTACGTTCGCCCCCGTTGCGATCAACCCCCACCCGCCGGGGTGGAACGAGCGGTACGCCTCGATCTGCCGCAGCACCGACGCCGGGTCGTACCGCCAGGTCAACGTCGCCGAGTACTCCCCCTCGGTGTAGATGCAGTCCCGCCACGGGTGGCGCATGCAGGACCAATCGTCCTGGCCGAGGGCTTGCAGGCATTTCTCCGGGTAGTCCGGGAACAGCAGCTGCATCGACCCGTCGATCCACAACGACACGTCCACCCCGGGGCAGGCAAGCTCCGGGTGGGTCTTCCACCATTTGTGCGCCAACATCGGCCCGGTCACGGCCGGGTCGCCGTTCAGGGTGGCGATCCCGTGCCGGACGATCCGGGGTTCCCACCCGGCGGCGGCTGCCTTCTCCGCCGTCACCTCCGAATCGGTGTACAGGTAGGCGGGGATCCCGAGGAACGGCAACGGCTTGACCCAATCGTAGCTGCCGTAAACCGCCGTATATAGGGCGAGGTTCATCGGCCCGCCAGGAACCGTTCGACCGTGGCCGAGTTGCGGTCGGTGTCGGTCAACGCCGTCTCCCGGGCCACCCTACGCAGCCACACCGCGCCGGACGGGCCGACCGGCCGGTTGACCTCAAGCGCATTGGCGTATTCGATCAGCGACTTGACCGACGGCGGGTTCGGGACCAGCTGGACCCCCAGCCACCACAACGCCCGGTTGAGCAGCCTCACAGGAACCCTCCCCGGGCGTGCTGGACGGTGGCGATCGCCTGCAGGTTGACGTGCAGACGCCAGTTCCACTCCGCATCCGCCAACGCGTTGTGCTGGTCTTTCGCAGGCGGCAGGATCCCCTCCGGGTCGAC